AAAGAAGTTAAAGATGGCCTTTGATAATCTAAAAGGTGTAGGCATTAAAGGTGTTATTCAAGGTGACTTTATGTATGACAAATCTGACCTTGGATCAGAAACAATTGATGGAGTTAAGTATACAACCTTCCATCCAAATGCTATCGTATATGCAGTGCCAAAAGGTAGTGATATGGAAAAAGAAATCTCTAAAGCTGAGATTGGTATCGTATGGCATACTGTATATACTGGTCCAACCTTTGAAACTATGAGAGCTGAGTTTGGTAAATCAATTGCTTCTAAACTTAAACCAACAAGTAAGGTATGGTCTGTTGATGCTAACCTACCAGATCTATCAGGTACTGCTACGTTTACTGCAAAAGAAACTGCTGAAGTCACAAAGCATTTATCAATGGCAGGAAAAACATTTAAAGAAATCTCTGGTAATGTGCTTAAAGAGATTGAACAGAATAAAGAATTAAATCTTATGATCAATGTATTCAATAATACAAAGGTAAGAGCAAATACAAGGATTACGAATACTGATGCTCATACAAAAGAACTTATTGATTGGGTTAACCAACGTTATATGAAAGAAATCGATAAGCTAAAATCTGATAAGGGCAAACAAAGAAAAACTGATAAGAGAGATGAATTATTATCGTTTTTTAGTAAAAAGAATACAAAAACATTAAAAAAAGTGTTCGATTTACAGAATTCTGTGGTAGATGCAAAATTAATTATTATAAATAAACTTAACAGTCTATCAAATATTAATACATTTGTGAAGACTAAATCCGGATTTAAAGTAACCAACCCTGAAGGTTTTGTTGCTATAGATCGTATGGAAGGTGGAGCTGTTAAATTGGTTGATCGATTAGAATTTTCGACTAATAACTTCAGCAAAGATATTATTAAAGGTTGGGACTCACCGAGTCGATAACCTTTAGATGGGAACCGAGGAATAAAAAAGAATGGCGTATAATCCAAAACGCTTTAGCGAGTATCTATCCGAAGAAACTAACGAGATCACGTTCGTTTTTGGCAGGTTCAACCCTCCAACAAATGGCCATGAAAAGGTCTTTGATGCTTTAAAGAAAAAAGCAGGATCGGGTCAGTTCAGAATATATGCTTCGCAGTCTAATGATCCCAAAAAGAATCCTCTCAAGTTTAAAGATAAAATCAAATTCCTTCGTAAGATGTTTCCTAAGTATGCTCGAAGCATTATGGCAGATTCAAATGTCCGTACTGTATTTGATATCGTAACTCGTTTATATGATCAAGGTTTCACCAAAGTTAATATGGTTGTTGGTGAAGATCGTTTAACAGAATTCGATAAGCTATTAAACAAATACAATGGTGAAAAAGGTCGTCATGGTTTCTATCAATTTGAAGGTGGAATCCAAGTAGTAAGTGCTGGAGCAAGAGATCCTGATTCAGATGATGTATCTGGTATGAGTGCATCAAAGTTAAGAGCTGCAGCTTCTGATAATGATTTTAATGAATTTAGTAAAGGTATGCCATCTGGTTATAAAGATGGAAAAGAATTATTCAATGCTATCCGCAAAGGTATGGGTCTTAAAGAGTCTCATAATCACCGTACACATGTCCAATTAGAAACAGTATCAGAAGAACGTGAACAGTATAAAGCTGGTAAGTTATTTGATGAAGGTGATACTGTTGTCGTAAAAGAATCAAATGATGTTGGTACCATTACAATGACTGGTGCCAATTATGTATTAGTTGAATTCGCTGATGGTAAAAAGAAACGATGTTGGTTAGATTCAGTTGAAAAACTAGATGAAGCAAAAGATATGCCTTTGTCTAAACATACTAAAAAATATAAGAAAATGTTTGGTGAAGAAGTTAAAGTTAATAAGATATACCATACATCTGGTGTAAAAACAAAAGGGCAATCTACTCCTATGTGGTTTGCTTTAGAACTTAAACATGCTTTAGATGGATGGCTACCTAATAGGGTTGAAGATGGTGGGCAAGGGTTTGTATATGAAACTAAACCTAAAGGTAATATTGCTCAAGAAGATGATCCTAAAGTGAAAAAATTATTTAAAGATGCAAAAGAAGATCTTGACGATTACACTGTTGATCTAGTAGAAAATCCTACTGCAAAAGAAGTACTAGCAATGAAAGGTACAAAACTACTTATGGATAATGGTTATAGTGGTCTTGTTTATAGTGATTATGACCCAAGAGATTTTCAAAAAGATTTACCAGCAATAATTATATTTAATCCAAAGAAAAATAGTAGCCCATTTAAGTTAATAAAAACAGCAACCGAATCATTCAAAGAAGATCTTCAAGAAAAGAAAATTGCTGGCCTTGTTAAGAAAGCAGAAAAAACTGGCATGCCATATGGTATACTTAAAAAGGTATATGATCGTGGAATGGGTGCATGGAAAACAAGTCATCGTCCAGGTACTACTCCACAACAATGGGCATTCGCTCGAGTTAATTCATTCGTTACTAAATCAAAAGGTACATGGGGTGGCGCTGATAAAGACCTCGCCTCTAAGGTTGAATCGTACGAGATTGGTACAGACGAATATACTAAACACGCAAAAGAAATAACTCCTGGTGAACTATCTGAAAGTCCACTATCTGATATCGGATTACCTGACCTAGATCGTTATCTTGATCGAGTACTTAAGAAGCCTGTGTACAAAAAGGCTGTAAGATACTACCTTGATCAACGTAAGAAATCATCAGGTGATACTGATAACGCATCTAAGATTATGAAGAAAACAGCTAAGGTTACCGGCCTTGACTATAGAAACTTAAATAAGACTTTTCATGATATGATCAAGAAAGGTTTACTACCTAAACATTTAGCATTCGAAGATACTGCAGTATCATTCAAAGATTACTTAAAGGACAATAACAATGAAGAAATTTAAATCTTTCCGATCAGAAATTACTGAAGCAAAGGCTAAGGCATCTGACTATAACGCAACTTCTGAGAAATCAAAGTTTGGTGGACATAGGGCTAATGTCGTTCATAAGACTAAAGGTAATACATTATATACTGGTAAGGTTTCATTTAAGACACCTAAAGCTGCTCAAGGCGCTGCTGATGCGTATCTTTTAGGATATTTTTTAGGTGGTGAGAAATCTGCAGACAAAATGATGAATGCACACATTAAGAATAACAAAAAGAATTTAGTTGATCCTAGTGTTTTAGATACTAAGGAATCAGTTGATGAAGCTGCGACGAAAGTAATTGCTTCAGTCGAATTGTGGAATGGTAAAAAGATGAAAAAGTCTTTTAAGAACCAATCAGCCGCAGAAGCGTTTATAAAGAAAATGCAAGATGAAGAAGATGTTCGTGGATACAATATGTATGCAGAAGGTCTTGATGAAGCTGGACCAACCTATATTGATGGTGTTAAGTACCAAAAAGAAAAGAAAAAGAAAGGTTTTAATAAAGCCGATTGGGAATGGAATTCATCTAAGCAGTTATATAAAAAGGTTGATGAAGCTGTCGAACTTGATGAAGCCTTTAAACGAATTCCTGGCAATATGATTAATGGTGAATTACCTAGAGCAGCAAAGGATCTCGAATCAGTATTAAGAGGTCTGAAAGCTGGTAATGATTTTGACGAAAAGGCCTTCAACAAAGTTTTGGCTGCACTAAATAACATTAAAAAGTCAGCTAAAAGTTTTAAAAGCGCAGACGATGTTACAACACCATATCAATACCGGGCAGATCCACGATACAAGAGCGAGTAATAATGATTAGATTTAGTGAGTTTATAGCAGAAGGCGAAGGTAAGCATAAGGGCGAAGGCTATGAAGCTGGCTTTAAACGTCGTGTTGTAAAGACCACTAAACCTGAACATAAAGAGAAAGGGTTTAATTGGAGAATCAAAGGTAAAGAAAGACCTGAGGTTACTATTAAACTCTATAAAAATAAACCTGATTTTGCTGAGTTTAGTAAGCAAATGAAAAGAGTAGCAGGGCATGAGTTTGGATAATTTTAAAGATTTTATAGATGAAGGTGTAAATGATCCTGGAATCTTTAAAGCGATCTATATGGCCGGCGGACCTGGCAGTGGTAAGTCATACGTTGCCTTTAATGTAATACCAAAGTCAAGTGGTCTTAAGACAATTAATTCTGATGACTTATTCGAGCTTGGTATGAAAAAGAATGATTTAGATCCTGATCTCAGAAAAGGTTATACCAGCAAACATACTGCTGTAAGAACCAAGGCAAAACAAATGACAGGTAAACGACAATCAATATACATGAAAGGTCGTTTAGGATTAGCTATTGATGGTACTGGTAAAGATTTTAAAAATATAAAGACTAGTTCAGAAATGCTAAAAAGTTTCGGATATGATACATATATGGTATTCGTAAATACTTCATTAGAGGTGGCATTAGAGAGAAACAAACAACGACAACGTTCTCTTCCAAAGGCTTTAGTAATTGACTCATGGAATAGAGTACAAAATAATATAGGTAAGGCTCAAAACTATTTTGGAGTGAATAATTTTATTGTTGTGGATAACAATAATGCTGGGGAAGACGTAATGGTCAAAGCCTATAAACAGGTACAGAAATTTTTAAAACGTCCATTGCAAAACAAAACTGCAAAGGATTGGATTAAACAACAAAAGGAACTTAAGTAGTATGTCACCAACTAAAGACCACTCAGATCAAAATGCTCGCCTTGATCGAATCGAAAACAAACTCGATTCATTATCAGAGGCTATTATATCCATAGCACGGGCAGAAGAAAAGATTACAATGTTAGCGAAATACGGAGAAGCTCAAGCTGTGCAAATATTAAAGATCGTAGAGCGGTTAGAAGCTCTCGAAACAAAAGTAACTTCGAATGAAATCGTTGTTACAGTTATAAATAAATTATTCTGGATCCTTGTTACCGGCATCGTCGGTGGGGTTACCGGAATGTACTTAATGCAATAGGAGAACACAAATGAAACTATATGATCAAGCAACTCAGGACCTAGCGCAAGCGGTACAACATGTCCTAGAAGGTAAAGCACCAGTAAAAGAAATGGAAATGAAATATCCACACGATATGTTCGATCCTAAGACTGGAAAGAAAGAAGTAGCTAAGGATGAAGCAGAGCACAAAGCTCTTGCTGCTAAGGGTTATACCCACGAAGCACCAAAAGAAAACGTTGCTGGTCCAGCTGACTTATCAGTAGATCAAAATGTTAAAAAGGTACAAGCTAAGCACGGTGCTGTTAAAAAGATTGATCTAACTGCAGAAGAAAATGAAACACTTCATGACGAAGCATTAGCTATCCATGAAGCTCGTCAGCTTAAAGATCCTAAGACTGAAGTATTAGTTGTTAAGAATGGCAAGGTTGAAGTAATCAATAAGACAGACGTTAAGAAATTCATGGCCAAAGGTTATGAGTTAGCTGAAGAAGAAGATATGGACGAAGCTGAAATGTCTGCTAAGCAAGCTGCTTATAGAAAAGTCTTTGATGCTGCTATGAAGAAGTTTGGTGTTAAATCTCCTGCTGAATTAGAAGATGGTAAGAAGAAAGAATTCTTCGATTATATAGATGCTAACTACGAAGCAGAAGGCGAAGTTAAAGAAGGTGTTGAAGATAAAATTCAAAAGGCCATCACTGCTGCAAATACTAAGATCGATCAAATTCGAAATGATATAAGCTCAACTGAAGATGCTTATAACGATAACGATATTGATAAAGCCGAATTTAAAAAACTAGATAAGGCACACAATAAAGTATTATCAAAAGCTGAAGCAGATCTTGATAAGTTATACGATAAACTAAAAAAAGCACAAGGTAAATAAAATGAAAAACTTTTTTCAACTAAGAGAATCTTTAAGTTTACAAGAAGCTCCTGCTTCATATAGAACAATAGTGTTTAAATTTCCCATTGAACTATTTAATAAAGCAGGTCAAACCTTTAGAGCTACTGCCCCAGAAAAGTATAAAACGACTGTAGTGGCAGCTTCTAATGATAGGTTTTTTGCCATGGCAGGTGAACCTAAAGACTTAGAGAAAATGCTAAAGACTGATCCAATCTTAAAAGGTAAAGTAGACGTTGCATCGATTATGAAAGGTGCTGTTAAGTTTACTGGTAAAGAGAAGTTCGGTCGGCAGAAAGGCGCAAACTTTAAAAACTAAAACTATATATACTATATGATGAAAGTATTTGACGAACTTACAAATAAGAATTTTGAATTCTTTGCAATGCAAAACTATAATAATACTGAGTGTTGTGATGTAGAAGAATTCAAAGAGGACTTAGCACGATTTAAATATCTCAAACGACTGTTTAGGAGATATGAAGTCCATAATGATTTGCAAGAACGTTTAATACTTAACCATCTTATAGTCATATATAATATATTTGGAATTGAAGCTGCTAATCGCATGACATGGTTTAAAGTTGATGAAGAACATTATCATTATCTTAAACCATTTTTAGTCTTTCTAAACTATTTAGATATAAAAGAAAGGGTTGAAATTACCATGGATCAAAATATAATTAAGGTATTAAGGAACGTATAATGCAAAAATTAAATGAAGGCATATTATCACGTACCGCAGATCTATTTTATGCGTTCAAGTTTCTTAAATTATTAACTACATCATGGGATAAAACCAAAGCTTTTGAATTAGGTTTAATTGATAATAACGGTAAGTTATTAAAGAAAGCTAAAACTTCTGAAGAGAAATCAGCTTATACTGTATTCAATCGATTGGTATTTAACGTAAAGAGATTAATACCAGGAAATAAGATTGGATCATATGCCGCTGCATTGTTTCTCATTAAAGAATATACTGACATACCTGAATCTAAACTTAAAGCTATTATGGAAGAAGCAACTGGTGAAAAGATTACCGATACATGTTTTAATGAAAACAAATGGTTTGAAACTGATACAGGTCTAAACTGTGGTACGTATACACTAACAGAAGATATTTTATCATTGTCAACGGGTGATACAATTGCACTTAAGAATACAAAAGTAAATGTTAATGAAAAGACTATGCCTTGCTCTAATATCCTTGGTAAGAACATTTATAAAGTAATACACATACCGACTCAACAAGAAATCTATATTTCAAATGGAGATATAAAACGATGAATTTTCGAACTTTTGAAGAATGGCAAAAAGCTGCTCATGAACAAATGGGTACTGCTGCTGTCGCAATTACGCCTCAACCATTAGGCGATAAAGATAAAAAGAAAAAGCAATATGATGGTCGCACTAAAGAAGGCCGTAAGTTTGTCGAGCGCATGACAGCTAAGAAGGCTGCACGAGAAGCAAAGAAGAATGCTCAAGAAGTTAAAGAATCTGATATTCAAGAAGCGAGTAAAGATATCGGTACAAGCAAAGGTGGTATCACTGTTGTTGATATTGGCCGTGGTGAGATTCAACTTCAAGGTAAGTTTGGATTAATGGTTACTATAAAGAAAAGCGATATGACTGAAGTTATTAAATTAATGAAACTAGGTAATCTTAAGTAAATGCTCAGTAAAGTATTGATTGGAATATTATTGTCGTTTGGTGTTGTTGGTTATTTTTATTATAGTACCACACAAAACCAATTGATTGAACTACGTGATTTAAATAAAGCATATGAGTTAAAGATTGAGACTCAAGATGATGCAATCAATACTATGCAAAAATCTTATGAGTTACAAGGTGAAGCTCTAAACGAATTATCTTTAAAGAATCAAGAGATTCAATCAGAGATGAATCGTTACTTAGATATATTTAAGAGACATAACCTTGCAAAACTGGCCGCAGCAAAACCTGGCTTAATTGAGAAAAGAGTGAATGGAGCAACCAAAGATGTATTTGACTCGCTTGAAAATGACAGCAGTTTTGATGTCAGTCCTACTACTGAGTAGCTGCGCATTAATGACTAAACCTCCTCGTGAGGTAACAATAAAAACAGTACCAATAAAGATTAAAATTACTCAGCCTGTATTACCACGGAAGATTGATTTAAAAGAACCAAAATGGTACGTTGTATCAGAAAAGAATTTAGATGAATTCCTTGTGAGTATTGAAAAGGAATCTAGCACATTAGTATTCTTCGCTATGTCTCCAGGTGACTATGAACTCATGGCATATAATCTTCAAGAGATTAAACGTTATGTCAAAGAATTAAAACAAGTTGTAGTCTACTATAAGAAAGTAACTACTATAGAGGAAGAAGAAAATGGCAGTCCCGAAAACCCTTAGTGAAAAAGCATCAGTCGCAGCGCGTTTAGCGTCATGGTCATACATGGATGATGCTGAAAGCAGAAATAAATTAATTAGAACAGAAATCTATAAGAAAGCTACATCAAAGCTTATTTCAATCAATAGTGCTGAATGTTTAATTACTAAGCTAGATAGTCAATTATGGATTGCTTTTCGTGGTACTCAACCGAATCAATTAAACGATCTTAAAGCTGATCTAAATATGTTTAAAGAAAAATCTGAATCTGCTGGTATGGTTCATGGTGGCTTTAAAGATGAAGTTGATGAGCTATGGGAAGAAGTCGTTAAGGTATTAAACCATAATGGTAAACTTGCTATTCCTCGTGATGTATATTTTTGTGGTCATTCTCTTGGTGGAGCAATGGCAACCATTGCAGCATCTCGTTATACATTAGCTAGAGGTTTGTTTACGTTTGGTTCTCCTCGTGTTGGTGGTAAACAGTTTGTTAATACATGTTGTGTTCCTCATTATCGCTTTGTAAATAACAATGATCTAGTCGCTAAAGTACCACCTTCTATCCTTGGTTTTAAACATGATGGTTGTGAGATGTACTTCAGCAGTAAAGAATCATTAGTGTTAGGTAATACATTTTGGCAAGACTTTGCTGATCTCTTTAAAGGTTTAATCTCATCTTGGGCTAAGTTAAAATTCTTTGATGGATTAACAGATCACGGTATGGATGGTTATATATATCTAGTGGATAAAAATAAAGAGGAAATTGATAAATGTCGTGGTTAACCATTCTTGCGCTTAAGTCAATGTTATCGTCAGTAATCGGTAGCTCATTCTATAACTGGTTCCAAGGCACTAAGCTTGGAATCTGGTTTCAGCAGTATGTCAACAATACTATGCAGTATCTGGCTGACAAATACGATTTAGAACTTGCAAAGAAAGATTCTAAGTTTCGTAAACAATATCCCTTGATCCTCGCACGACTTGAAGAACTTGAAAAGAAAGTAAAATAACTGTTTACTTTTGACCCCTGGTATGATATAATATACCTTCTAATTTATTAACAGGATTAACTTATGTCTTTTAACGTTACTAAAAGAGATGGCTATACTCAGCCATTTGACCTAGAAAAGGTACACCAAGTACTCGAATGGGCAACCGAAGGCATTACTGGTGTCTCCGTATCTGAGATAGAACTCAAAGCAAACATACAACTATATAACAATATTCCAGCATATGACATTCATGAGCTTCTTATTAAGAGTGCTGCTGAACATATCACTGAATCAACTCCAAACTATCAATACGTAGCAGCTCGATTAATTAACTATAAGATTCGTAAAGAAGTCTATGGTAAATACGAACCTTGCTCTTTATATAAACTTGTTAAAGATAACGTTAAACATGATGTATATGATGCAGGTATCTTAGATAAGTATAACGTTGAAGAATTCGATGATCTAAATCTCTATATTAAACATAACAGAGATAATGATTTTACGTATGCTGGTATGGAACAATTCCGTGGTAAATATCTAGTACAAAACAGACGTACTGGTGAATTATTTGAGTCACCACAAATGCTTTATATGATGGTGTCTATGACTCTATTTAGTGAGTATGATCAATCAACAAGAATAAAATACGTTAAGGATTATTATGATGCAATTTCTCAGTTCTATATTTCACTCCCTACACCTATTATGGCTGGAGTCCGAACTTCCACTCGGCAATTTTCCAGTTGTGTTCTTATCGAATCCGGCGATAGTCTCGATTCTATTAATGCGACTTCAACAAGTATTGTAAAATATATCTCTAAGAAAGCTGGTATCGGTATCGGTGCTGGTTCTATTCGAGCTGCCGGAGCAAGTGTAGGTGATGGTTCTATTGTACATACAGGTCTCATTCCATTTTTAAAATATTTTCAGTCTGCTGTTAAGTCATGTAGCCAAGGCGGTGTCCGAGGTGGAGCCGCTACGGTATACTTACCATTATGGCATTATGAGTTTGAAGACTTAGTTGTATTAAAGAATAATAAAGGTACTGAAGAGAATCGTGTACGTCATATGGATTACACATTCCAAATGAATAAACTTATGTATGAGCGTTTATTAACTGGTGGTAACATTACGTTCTTTGATCCACATGATGTTCCTGGTCTATATGAATCATTCTTTTCAGATCAAGATAAGTTTAAAGCTATATATGAAGAGTATGAAAGAAAGACTTCTATTCGTAAAAAGACTATGCCTGCACTTGATGTATTCCAAAGTCTTTTAAGTGAACGTAAAGATACTGGTAGAATCTATGTGATGAATGTTGATCATGCAAACGAGCATGGCGCATTTCATCCAAAGGTTGCTCCTATTCGTATGAGTAATCTTTGTTGCGAAATCGATTTACCAACTAAACCATTACAATCAGCTGATGATCCTAATGGTGAAATTAGTCTATGTACTCTATCAGCAATCAACTGGGGTCTTATTAATGATCCATCTGAGTTTGAAAAGTATTGTACGTTATCAGTAAGAGCACTTGATGCGTTATTAGATTACCAAGATTATCCAATTGAAGCTGCATATCGATCAACAATGAATCGTAGACCACTAGGCGTTGGTATCATTAACCTTGCATACTTCCTTGCTAAGCGTGGATTAAAGTATGATGATAGTGCATTTGATACAGTTGATGAATATGCCGAAGCATGGTCGTATTATCTTATTAAAGCATCTGCTGACTTAGCTTCTGAGAAAGGTAAAATCAATAAAAATTATGAGACTAAATATGGTAGTGGAATTCTTCCAATTGATACATATAAGGAAGCAGTAGATAATTTAGTTAAGCCTAACGAAAGAATGCCATGGCAGAGTTTGCGTGAACAGCTTCAAGATAGTGGTATACGTAACTCAACACTTATGGCTCTTATGCCAGCTGAAACATCAGCACAAATAAGTAATAGTACTAATGGTATTGAACCACCAAGAGCATTAGTATCATACAAGCAGTCAAAAGATGGAGTAATGGCTCAGGTTGTTCCTGGCATTCATCACTTAAAGAACAAGTACGATTTGTTATGGGATCAAGAATCACCTGATGGTTATTTAAAAATCTGTGCAATTCTACAGAAGTATATTGATCAAGGGATTAGTGTGAATACCTCTTATAATCCTCAGTTCTTTGAAGATAATAAAGTACCTATGTCAGAGATGGTAACTGATCTTGTGACTGCTTACAAGTATGGACTAAAACAATTATATTATTTCAACACCCATGATGGTGCTGGAGATAATTCAGAAGAAGATTGCGAGAGCTGTAAAATATGAAAAAAGGCACCAAGTCACATTTAGATAAAATGATGTTCTTAGACGAATCAGTAGATATCGCACGGTATGATACCGTAAAATATCCGAACATCGATAAGATTACTGATAAGCAATTAGGTTTCTTTTGGAGACCTGAAGAAGTAGATGTATCAAAGGATAAGAAAGACTTCGATTCATTGGATGAGCATGAACAACATATCTTTACAAGCAACTTAAAGAGACAAATTCTATTAGATTCAGTTCAAGGTAGAGAACCATTAGATGCATTCTTGCCTATATGTTCACTCCCTGAAGTAGAGAACTGGATTACTACATGGGCATTCTTTGAAACAATTCATAGTCGTTCATATACACATATCATTCGTAACATATATCCGGATCCTTCAATTGTATTTGATGGTATTATGGATAACTCTGAGATTATGGACTGTGCAGCAGATATAAGTAAATACTATGATGATCTAACTGAAGCAAATGTTCATAACGATCCTGACTACAGGCATCCAGTAGATTTATATGAACATAAGAAAAAGATCTGGTTAGCTCTTATGTGTGCTAACGCTTTAGAAGGCATAAGGTTCTATGTATCGTTTGCATGCTCATGGGCATTTGCAGAATTAAAGAAGATGGAAGGTAACGCAAAGATTATCAAGTTTATTGCAAGAGATGAGAACGTTCATCTTGCTGGCAGTACAGTAATGATTAAGAGCCTATTAAAAGAAGACCCCGATTATACAAAGATTCAAGCTGAATTGGCTGATGAAGTAGAAAAGTTATTCGTAGGTGTAGTAGAACAAGAAAAGCAATGGGCTAATTATCTATTTAAAGATGGATCAATGATTGGTCTTAATGAAAAATTATTATGTGATTATGTTGAATGGATCAGCACAAAGAGAATGAGAGCTTTGGGTATTCATTCACCGTATCATGTATCAAAAACAAACCCTCTGCCATGGACTGAAAAGTGGATTGGCGGCGGCAATGTACAGGTAGCACCACAAGAAACAGAGATCACATCTTATGTTACGGGTGGAGTTAAGAAAGATGTTACTGGTAGTACACTAGCCGCACTGAGCTTATAGGAGATATAATGATTGAAGTAATAGTATACGGAAAAGAATCATGCCCGCAGTGTGTCACTGCAAAGAATCTAATGGAAAATCTAGATAGTGCTACACCTATCGAGATTAAGTGTACATATAAGAAATTAGATGTAGATTTTACTCGAGAAGAATTATTCGCAATATTTCCAGATGCAAAGACATTTCCACAGATTACTATTGGCGGAGTATCTCGTACATTAGATGACTTGAAAATGTTAACAAATTCTGGGCAATCATTATGAGTGTAAAACAAATAGATTGTCCGATGTGCTATAATAAATCACGAGTATCATGTGAAGAAGATGATCCTAAGTTTTGTCCTATATGTGGTGAACCAATCGAAGACCATATTGAAGAGCTTGACTTTGATGACTAGTTAACACGGCCGGCGCCTCTGCAATACATAATGTACGCGCCGGTTCTTTTATATATAATACATGTGGTTATATAATGATAAAGAATATGTTCCTCCTCAAGACTTTAGTTCTGACGACTATTACGGGTTTGTGTATCTTATAACGAATGAGCAAACTGGTAAGATGTATGTTGGTAAGAAGTTCTTTTGGTTTAAGAAAACCTTAGGGATTACTAAGACCAGAAAGAGAAGGAAGAAGACCTTAGTTGAATCGGATTGGAAGACTTATTTCGGTTCATCTAATTCACTTAATGAAGATATCAATCAAGATGGCTCTAGTCATTTTAAAAGAGAGATCATTCACTTGTGTAAAACCAAAGGAGAATGTGCATACATGGAAGCCAAGGAGCAGTTTGACAGGGATGTCCTTCTGACTGATGACTACTATAATGGCTTCATAGGATGTAAGATTGGTGCACCATCAGTAAAAAACTTAAAAAAGTAGTTTACATTTGTCCAAAAGTATGTTATAATATATATTAAATTATGATTAGTAAAGGTTAATACTATGTCCAATGTAATACAATTCCCCACCTCAGAACGATTAAAGCAAGTCATCGATGAAAAGATCGATCATGTCATCCAAGAAGACGATCGTATCGAAATTCAAAAAGAAGAATGTGTTGAACTAGCACAATATTGTTTTCAACTCATGGATCAAGCTATACGCGGTAATGAATTTATCGATGGCTTTGAAGACATGGATTTTACTAACCCAGATAAATATGAAATGAAAGACATGTCAGCAGTTGTTAATATGCTTGCTGGAACATTCTATCGTTATAAGGGTATGGAACATCCATTCCAAGAAGATCTAGATAATGCTAACACTAAATTAGACGAACTCATGGGTGACTTTGATGATGCTGAATTTGATGCTGAGTTGGAAGAGCTAGGTAAAGAACTAAAAGAATTATTAACTGAAAAGAGTGACGAAAATGATATTGATTGATTATAATCAAATTGCGCTATCGAACATTATAGTGCAAAAACTAAATGATGAACAGATGATACGACATATGATACTTAACAGTATTCGTATGTACAATAAGAAGTATCGTCAAAAGTATGGTCAAATGGTTATATGCTGTGATGGTATGAATACATGGAGAAAGGAATACTTTCCTCAATATAAAGCTAGCCGTAAAAAAAGTAGAGATGAACAGTCTGATACCGATTGGCCTGAAATCTTTCGTATTCTAAATCTAGTACGAGATGAGATTAAAGAGAATCTACCTTATAAGGTTATTCATCTAGAAGGCTGTGAAGCTGATGATGTCATTGGTGCTCTTACTTTAGAAGCTCAAGAATTCGGTAAAGGTGAACCAATTAAAATCATCTCATCCGATAAAGACTTTATTCAACTACATCGCTTTAATGATGTATCACAATTTAGTCCTATGCAAAAGAAAGAAGTAACTGATAAGAATCCGCATATCTATCGTTTTAATCATATCATGAAAGGTGATAAAGGTGATGGTATTCCTAACGTCAAGTCAGGAGATAATGTATTCGTTGATTCTGTAAGACAGACTCCAGTGAGTGCTAAGCAACTTGAAGAGTGGTTGGATAATGCAGAGAACTTAAAAGAGGTATTAAGTGAAGAGTTATATCGTAATTATCAACGTAATAAGACTCTGATCGATTTAAGTGAAATACCTAAACCAGTGTATGAAAAGATTATAAATACTTTTGATAACACTAAAAAGCCAATGCAAATGAAAGTGTTGAATTATTTAATTAAAAAGCGATGCAGTTTACTGATTGAATGTGTCGAGGAGTTTTATAACAATGGATAACGAAGTACAACTACATGAATTCTTTGAGAAAATAGCTAAGATTAAAACGGCTGTAAAGAAAAAAGAATTTTTAATAGCGAACGAATCACGTCAACTTAAGACCTTTCTTAAAGGTGCGTTTGACAAATCTCTCGAATTTAATTTACCTAAGGGTTCACCTCCTTATACTCCTAATAAAGAATCTAAGCTAGGCTTTGGTTCTGTGTCTAGTGAGTATCGATTCTTTGCAAAAGGATATGAAGGTGATGCTTTACAAGCAAGTGTTAGGGAACTTAAGTTCATCAAAGTTTTGGAGAAAGTAACTCCAGAAGAAGCAGAACTATTAATATTAATGAAAGATAAGAAGTTGACTGGAAAATATAAAGGGGTAACCTTAAAATTAGTCTCCGAAGCATTCCCAACTCTTATTCAAAAGTGATCTATTAACCAACTGTAAAAAGGAGGATCCTAGCTTAAATACCTATATCATGATCAAATTAATCTATATGGAGAAATCGTATATGAGGTTACAAGAGATCGAGCGGTTGAAGAAAGATAGGAACAAAGCAACATACTATCGAGAACGGCTGTTGAAAAAGGGAAAGTCAGATAAAGCATTTAAGATGCAAAAGAAGATCGATTATCTGGATGAGTATATTGAACAATTAAGGTATGCATCATAAGTAAGGAGGTGGTAAAATCTAGAGTAGTCCCTTTATGATAAATAATGTCATAAAGGGGTTTACTTTTCATTAGAACTGTGGTATAATATACATTATGAATATATTTTTTTTAAACAAATCACCAATAAAATCCGCCGAACAGCATTGCGATAAACATGTCGTAAAGATGATTATCGAAGCTGCTCAAATGTTATCAACAACACATCGTGTTCTCGATGGTACTGAATATCAAGATAGGACAAAGAATGGCCGTCGTATCAAACGTTGGCGCTTAGAAGAGAATAATGATTTATTCTATAAAGGTGTACACGTAAATCATCCGTCTACTATATGGACAAGGCAATCAAAACAAAACTACAATTGGCATTATAAATTATTCGTTGCATTATGTGATGAGTATACTTATCGCTATGGTAAAATCCATGAGACTGATCGTAAGTTAAGAACGTTACTTAAAGCTTCACCAAGTAATATCGATGATGTTGGTCTTACTGAATTTCCACAGTGTATGCCAGACTATTGTAAACATAAAGATCCAGTTATAGCTTATCGTAATTACTACAAGAATGAAAAGAAAGACTTTGCAGTATGGACAACCCGTCAAACACCAACTTGGTTTTTAGAAACTGAACAAAAAGGACTATATCAACTACCATGATTTACACATTTAAAAATAACGATACTGGTGAAGTATTCGAAAAGCATATGCGTATGGCTGAACAAAAACCATACCTTGAAGAGAATCCAAACATGTCTCTAGTGATCACTCCATCTAAAATAGTAGGTGGTCATAAAAGCGGCATTAGCCAGGTTTCAGATGGATTCAATGATGTGCTTAAAAATATTAAAAAGGGATCAGATCCTAAACACTGTACGATAGATACCAAATGAATAAACCACAACGTTTACGCCTAGAACATTTAAAAACATTAGAGCCAGCTACGTCGACTCAAGAAGAAGTATTTAAAGCTTACAGCGATGGACAAAATTTAAGTATCTCTGGTGCTGCAGGAACAGGCAAAACCTTTGTATCTCTATATCTTGCATTAGTTGATGTAATGGATAAAGAGACTCCGTACGATAAGGTTATCATTGTTCGTTCAGCAGTACCTACAAGAGATATGGGATTCTTGCCAGGAAGCCAAGATGAAAAAGAAGCTGCTTACACTGCACCGTATCAAGTAATCGTTAATGATTTATTCGATGATGGTGATGCATGGAACAAGCTTACTCAGTTAAAGACTGTAGAGTTTATGACTACATCATACCTACGTGGACAAACATTTAATAATGCCATCGTAATTGTTGATGAATCTCAAAACTGTAACTACCATGAGCTATGTTCTATTATAACTCGTATCGGTACTGATGCAAAGTTCGTAATGTGTGGTGATTACTACCAATCAGATTTTACAAAGAATATTGAAAAAGAAGGCATTAATCAATTCATTAAGATACTATCGCATATGACATCATTTGATATTATCGAATTTGGATTTGAAGACATCGTTCGTAGTGGTCTCGTAAGAGATTTTATAATGACAAAAGAATTAGTTGATAGAGGTAAGTTATGAGTAAGTGGAAAGATTACGAAGATACCAGAAACTATGATGCTGAAGCAATTAGCATGGTTAGACCTTTAAGTGACGGGCAATGTTATAGTCTATATGATATCGTATTAAGAAAGCTTAAGATGTCTAACAGTCCTTCGAGAGATAAAGAACTACAGTCCGTGAGAATGGCAATTAAAGCCAGAAGAGATTTAGACATGTATAGACTCAGATCAATCGAGACTGGATTCAGAGGAAACATGGCTCAAGATGCAAGACCTAAGGATGGACAAACCGACGTTAATAGGAAGAAAGTATAATATGAAAAGTAACGTAATGATATATATCGACAAAATAATTGATATATACACTGCCCCTAAAATGGAAAGACAGGTTCAGATATTCCAGAAGGTTGATGCTCATGGCAAAATGCACTATGGTTGTCGCTTCTTTAAAAAGCAAGTCTTTCAATGTGATGAGTTTTATCCTAATAAGAGTCTTCACTATGCTGAAAGCTCAGCCGAAAACTATATAATTGGCGTAAAGAATTCATGAGTATCAGGAGGTTGTCTGATTATATTGAAGTTTATGAGAGTGTTATTTCTAAGCAAACTTGTGATCACTTTATTTCGTTATACGATTCATCAGAAGCTAAGCATATGAAAACTCCAGCATATGATTTTGGCGAAATCAATATGTTTGAATCAGCAAAGTTTAAAGAATACACTCAACAAATATCTCAGCTTATGAGTGGTATATACCAGAGATATTCTAGAGGCCGTGAATTCTTTCCGCAAACCAGTGCATTCGAACAACCACGAATTAAACGTTACGAACCCAATGAAGGTATATTTGATTGGCACTGTGACGCTACTACAAAAGAGACAAATAAAAGGATTCTTGTAATGTTCTTCTATTTAAACGATGTAGAAGAAGGTGGTGAAACATTGTTTAAAGATATGTCAGTAAAGCCTAAAGCTGGCTCAGTCGTATGCTTCCCTCCCACGTGGCAATATCCTCATAAGGGTTGTACTCCAATCTCAGGTCCAAAGTATGTCATATCCAGTTATGTACAGATATAACTTTTAGTTATAAGCCTTATAACAAAATGATCTAAATAAAGTGAAAATAATCGTTTACAACTGCCTCTGCTTGTGATATAATAATCTTATAAATTAATCAAACAGGACTTATATTATGGCAACTCGATTTTTACTAGATGGCGAACAAAACCTTGCTGATTTTAATGACTTTGATACTCAAATCAAAGAGTTACGTCGTACAGCAATTGCTGACTATAAAGCTTTATGTGACAGCCGAGAGCGTGGCGTATTTAATGATGATGAGTTCTATGAAGAACGATTAAAAGAATATACTGATAATTTTACGATCAATACACGTGGTAGAAAATACGTTAAGTTGATCAACAAAGGAAGTGTATGGGGATTTGTTGTTAAAGAAGATGGTGACAAATTCAAACGTGGCGATATTCTTAAACCTGCATCATGGGCTGCACCAGCCACTAACAAGGCTCGTGGTAATATCTTTGAGGAATATACTGTACAATGGACAGGACCTTTATATCTATGAAACTAATTGATGGCTCAGTTGTTGCTTTAAAAGAAATCACTAAGTGGACTGAATGTGAATATAACCAGCCTAATCATACTTACTTCTTAAACGCTAAGGGTAAGTTGGTTGGTTATAAACTGCCTGGTGCTGATACTGTAATCACATTAAAGAATGCAATGAAATTTGATAAAGCAAGACGCAAATTTATAACACTAAAGGTAACATCATGAATAAAGAACTAATTAAAGATTTTTTCATAGGAGCATTCTTTCTTATTGTCTCGCCAGTCTACGTGCCATTAGGTATATGCTGGGAACATCGTGGAGAGATTAAAGACTTCTATATCCAATGCTTTAGAGCATTAACATTTCAGGAAATTTGATATGACATTTAAACATAACCCTATTGATCTTGGTTATAAAGATCTTACATGCGAGACGAAAACTTCAGGTCGTAAATACGTTGCTCCTGATGGTAAAGATTATCCATCAGTCACGACCGTACTTAAACATCTAAGTGAAGATTCTATTCGTGCATGGCGAGCGCGGGTCGGCGAAGAAGAGGCTAATAAGGTTTCGACCCGTGCATCGAAGCGAGGGACATCAGTTCATACAATGCTTGAAAAGTATGTGAACAATGATGAAGACTATAAAGATGGAGTCATGCCTGATATATTGGCTACTGCGTCTACTGTGTTTAAAACCCTTGAAGAGAATGTTGATGAAGTATGGGGTCAAGAATTGGCTCTTTATTCTGATCATCTCAACATGGCAGGTCGTGTCGATCTAGTTGGTGTATGGAATGGTGTCCCATCTATTATTGACTATAAGACGTCAAGGCGATTAAAGAAAAAAGAATACATTACTGGCTACTTCTTACAGTGTACGGCTTATGCCATTATGATCGAAGAACGTACGGGTATTCCTGTACCACAGATTGTAATCGTTATTGCTGGTGATGAAGGTGAACAGATTTTTATCGAAAAACGTGATAATTGGACTAAACAGTTACGTGATGCAATTAATGAATATCAACGAAGACAATTCTTTGGAACTAAATAAATGAATGAAAATATAATATTAGTAGACTGTGATGGAGTACTATGTGATTGGGAATATGCTTTCACCCAGTGGATGCATACACAAGATATACTAACAAAAAATCCAAATGAGTATGATGTTGCTATCAAATTTGATATCGACAAAGGTGTGGCCAAGAGATTAGTCAAACAGTTTAATGAGTCGGCAAACATTGCATTCCTACCACCTCTTAGAGATGCTGTACACTATATGAAGAAGCTTAATACAATGCATGGTTATAGATTCCATTGCATAACTTCTTTAAGTGATAATAAGTATGCTCAAAGACTACGATATCAGAACCTTGATTTTCTCTTTGGTCGTGAGATCTGGGATGAAGTAATTTGCTTACCTTGTGGTGCTGATAAAGACGAAGCTCTAGAGCCATATCGAGATAGTGGATGCTATTGGATAGAAGACAAACCTGAGAATGCTGAAGTCGGTGCTGCACTTGGTCTTAGATCTATACTCGTTGGTCATGGTCACAATGCGAATTATAATGGAGATATTCCACGATATTCTAAATGGAAAGACATCTATAAACATATCGTTGGCGAAGAATAACTATATATAATAAACCTAAACAACTTTTAACGTGGAGTAACTTAAATGACTAGTGATCAACAACCGGCTTATTCGTTTATTCAATATCCATATGGCGAAGAAGATCTTATCGCAAATAAAAAAGTACAGATTGATATACTATCAAAGGATGTTTCTTTACCAGAGCTACTTGATTCGATGGAAGGATTTATTAAAGCTTCTGGATTTGTAATCAATAGTAATCAAAGATTGGATGTAATCGAAGAAGATAGTCCATGGCAAACAGTAGAACAAAACAATGAATGTATGTCATGCAAATTAGACCTGCATTCACTTGAACAAGAATTACTATGCTATGTGAGATATATTGCTGAGAATACAACAGGTGGGTCAGCAGAGAATGCAATGCAACAACGTGATGAGTTTATAACATATGCTCATAAAATATTAGCAATGATTGGAGAAGAAATATAATGAAATTATTAGGTAAAAATGTATTATTAGCTGAAGTATCAAAGGATGTAAAAACTGCAGGTGGTATTATCCTTACGGGTGAAGTATCAAAGGCAGTAAAGCCAGGACTGGTATTAGCAGTTGGAGATTTAGTAATCGATATCCCTGTAGGTAGTCGAGTCTATGTTGAATGGAGTGGTTCTATGCCAATTGACTATAAGGGTGATCGTGCATGTATCGTTACTTCTGATAAGATTAAAGCGGTATTAGGAGATGATGGGGAATGAGTGCAACGCATGGTGGCAAAGGTAGTAAGCAACGTAAGACTGACTCAAAGAAGTTCAGCGATAACTATGATGCTATCTTTGGCAAGAAAGATCCTGTGAAGAAGAATATGGATAAGTTCCATAAGCCTGCTACACATATCGATAAGAAGAAAGAAGAAAAGAAAGATCCACACTTTAGGAAGGAATGGCATGAAAGATCTTAGTAAATCCAGAAAGTTTTGGAATACGTTAACAGATTTTAAAAATGTAATTGAGGCAAGTAACACTAAAGAAAAAGTTAAATACTTTGATGGTCATAAGCTTATAACGAATAAGTTTGAGTACACAATGTGTGATCGAGAGATCTTTAAAACTAAATTGAAATAGGATTATATTATGAATAACAACAAAGGCACTATCGCTTTATTATTATCAGGCTGTGTGGTTTTAACATTAACACTACCGCATTTATTTGTCAATGAGAGTCATGCAAAAGATTCTTATCCAGTTGATACATTAAATATGAGTGGACAACAAAGCGAGTACGATTGTTTAGTTGAAGCAATCTATTATGAAGCAGGTAATCAACCATTCGTTGGTAAGGTTGCTGTAGCTCAAGTTGTAGTGAATAGAGTCAACTCAAGACATCATCCAGATACAGTATGTGATGTTGTCCATGAAGGTCCTATAAGTCAATGGTGGTGGGATAACCATCGTAAGGTAGTTCCAATCAAACATAAATGTCAATTCTCATATTACTGTGATGGTAAAGATGAAGAAGCATATGAGAGTAAGAGCTGGAGTGATAGTGAACATGCTGCTATTTTAGTCTTACGTAACACTATGTTAAAGGATGTTACAAGTGGTGCAACGCATTACCATGCTGATTATGTAGAACCATGGTGGGCAAAGAAGTTAATTCGTACAGTAACAATTGAAAATCATTTATTTTTTAAACGTTAAATAGTATAAATATAACTTTAAGTATTGTATAAGGTTATCATATGTGCGTAGTCGCAGTAAAATATTTTAAGAATGTTGGATGGGTTGGAGCTAAGAATCGTGATCGATCATACTTAGCTGATGTTGAAATTACTCAATCAAATCGAAATGATATTCAAAGACTCTATATAGATGATAAGCTTAGTCGATACACTGAAGGCTTAAATGAAAATGGTGTATCGATTTTATCTGCTTCTCTATCTGTTAAGAGTGATGAGAAGGAAGGTGATAAAGCTGCTAATCAAGATCGATATAAGAAGACTAACTATATGTCACCAGATGGCAAAAAGATTAGAGATGCTTTAAAGATTAAAGATCCATTGAATGCAGCAAAATATCTAATTAAGAATGAGCTAGCAGGTATGACATATGTATTCAATCAAAAGGAATGCTGGTTAATCGAAGGTGGCTTCACTGAAAAGAAAGAAGACGCAAAAGATAGAGACTATATCCATAAGCTTATAAAGATTAAAGATCAATCAGTACGTACTAATCACGGTATTGAGTTACCTCAGCTTGGTTATAAGATTGATTCTGAAGATCCTAACTTCTTGAAAGCACGTAAATCATCAGAAGAAAGATTACGTGTTGCAATCGAAGAAGTTAAGAAAGTAACAGATCCATTAGAAATGATTGATGCTTTGGCTGTATCTCCTAATAGTGATCCATTCATGAATCCTATTCGACATGGAGATCCAAAGAAGAAAGAGATGGTAACAACTGGTCAATTATTACTTGTACCGTCTGATAAGACATTGCACTATAGACCAATCTATTCTTCAGTATCATTTACATATAATAAGTTAAATGGTCCTGAAGCTAAAACGTTTTTTGAAATAGTTAGTTCACGTAAATTATTAGGATTTAAAGAGTATAAAAAATGAGTATAGATATTAACAATTTCGATTTTGGTTTTACAGCTGTCGATGAAGATGAACTTGAAGCTGTACAACAACTCACCGCAACGGCTGCTTCTCAAGAAGCTACAGCCAGTGATTATGAAACTAAGATGAACAATTTGTATAATGCTATATTGCCATTATTAAGCAACCTTAAAAAGAACCCAGAAAAAGATTATATACATTGGCCGAATCGTACTGATAAGGTTGAAGCATTTGAAGATATGATCTCAAAAATTATACGATAGGAGTTATAATGATAAGTAAGAACTTTAGCTTGGCTGAATTCACAAAGAGCCAAACAGCAGAACGTAAAGGAATTGATAATACTCCTAACGAAGAACATATGACTGCAGCAGTAGAGTTATTCGATAAGGTAGTACAACCAGTGCGAGATCATTTTGGTCCTACTGTATTGAATAGTGGATATAGAGGCCCAGAGTTAAACGAAGCTGTTGGTGGTAGTTCTAAATCACAACACTGTAAAGGTCAAGCAGCAGATATTGAAGTACCAGGCGTTCCTAATGCTGAACTAGCAGAATGGATTAAAGAGAACTGTGACTTCGATCAACTCATTCTTGAATTCTACACTCCAGGTATTCCTGATAGTGGCTGGGTTCATGTATCATACGTCAGTGAAGAAGATAACCGTAAGAGTATTCTTACAGCTTCTCGTATCGACGGCAAAACACAATATAGCGTTGGGTTAAACGCATAAAGATTAAAAATTAAACACTAATCTAATTAACGTTTTGTATAAATATAAATGTAAAACAATGTAAAGGATTGAAATGAAGAATATTTTTATTATTGCTTTGTTAGTATTTTGCAGTGCGGTAAATGCTCAAGACACCGATAGTGGGAACACGAGTAATCAAGACGGTGATTTGAACACGAACCAACAAGGCGCAACGGTAGATAGTAATAACGAAACGAATACTAATACTAATCAATATAATGGTGCAGGTAGTGCAAGCCAGATTCCAGTTGCAACATCAACAGCTCCATCATTGATGTCAACAGGACCAGATAGTTGTTTAAAATCTAAATCTGGTGGTATGCAATCAACCGTTATTGGTTTTAGTAAAGGTGATTATGTTCAAGACCCTGAGTGTAATAGACGAAAGGATTCAGTAGTCTTATACACTCTTAATATGAAAATTGCAGCCATCACTCGAATGTGTCAAAGTATCGATGTATGGGAAGCAATGTTACTATCAGGTACTCCTTGTCCGATTGTAGTAAATGGAAAAGTGATTGTTGGTAAGTCAGCATTCATTACTTTAAGAAGACGCCCTGAGATTTTTATACCAAACTATAAGAAGCTCAAAAAGGCTAAGAAATTGTATTACCATACGATACTTGGCATAGGAGAAAATAATGGTACAAAAGTTCAAAGCAAAGAAACAAATACTGAGTCTGATAATAGCAAGTCTATCTCTGATCGCTACAGAACAGTCGATTGGTCAGATCTCCCATAGTGGTACATCAATTCAAAGTCTTACGTTTGGTAATCTAATCGATCCAGGCATTAATCCTTTACGACCTACTGGTGACTACACCGAAATTCAAGAGCTGATTAATACAGCTAACTATATTAATACTCAAGTCAGTAATGCTCAAGCAAGTGTTATTGAAATGAGTATGATGACTCCTGCAACTGCAGCCGATGCAAATGAAGCAATCGTTCCAGTTGCTGGTAGAACAGATGCTCATAAGATCGACTTATTAGAAGCAGCATATTATAACCAATCAATAGTAGATATAGTTAACAATAATTATTACAGTGCAGAACACTTATTAGTACAAAGCTATGAAGATAATAAAGATGAGATGGGTGCAGCTATCGATATGTTTACTGATGCTGCAGCAGAAATTAGTAAAGCTGAAGCTGTATTTACTGAAGCAATCAACGCTGAGACTGACGAAGAGCGAGTTGAACTTCAAAACTACATACGGGCCAACGACGTACAGATTGATCAATCAACTGTGCAAACGTTTAACCAATCGCTCGATACTATTGAAGATAAAGCTCAAGCGGCTACGGCATCGTTATTTGCGAGTCAAGATGCAGCAGCCCTCGCAATGATTAACTATGATAGTCAAGCAACACTATCTAATATAACCAATTCAACAGTGTCTTATGATGCATGGTCTGATCAAATGACTGTGACATGGGATAACGCAACTGATACTGTATTACAAGGTATGTTCTTTGGTAATGAAGGTGAAGTGAATTGGACGAAAGCAACAACTGAAGTCTATGATGGATTCTATGGAGATAATCCACCAGTATCTGTAAACGAGATGTATAGTGCTTATAGTTATGGTACAGGTGAATCATATGCAGAACAAGCACCAGGATATGATGTGAATGCGAAATTATACAATCCAACTCAATTGTCAATGGATGTCATAAACGTACAAAACAATTCGCAAGGTGTAACACAATATAATAGCGAGAATGGAAATCTTGGTTATAACGGACCAGGCACTATGATTACTGGAGCTCAAGAAGGAGCAAGTGATGGTAACCCAGGCGCATTTGATCCAAACCCAACTTTCGGCAATGATGAACAAGAGATTTCAGAGTTTGATAGAACAGAATTATTACCAGTCGGTGGACCATAAAAGGAGTAGTATATGAGTCTTGAAGAAACAGAAGTTAACGTAGGCGGTGTAAAATTCAAAGGAGTTTATATCGCAATCATGGCATCAATCATTGGTACCATTAGTGGTGGTATCTGGGCAGTGTCAGAATTTTATTCACATGTGGGTGTCATTGATGATACCTTAGTTCAATTAGAAGAAACAGTAGGCGAGTTAAGTTCAGCTCAAAGGGTAGACTTTAAAGAATTAAGAGTAATCATTGAAGCTGAACAAATTAAACTTACTACGATTGAAACACGATTAGAAGACAACAATATAAGTCACCTACAAGGTAAGCTTGCTGAACTACAAACAATGCTTGATGGCATTGGTTCTCGTCAAGTTGAAGTACTTACTGAAGCAAAGGAATCAGAAGTAAAGGTAGCTGACTTAGAGAAAGACTGGATTGAAGTTCGTAACGAATATAAAGCCATGGCTGATGCTCTTAAGAAGTTTGAAGATCGTACAAATAAGTTTAAAACTGAATTAGATAATCTATGGGAAGGTTTAGACGCTGCAACAAATCCTTTAAATTAATAGTTTACATTCACTTAAAACTATGTTATAATAGATTATATGATTAGACAAAATACGATTAAAAATAGCATAAAGTGTAAAGGTATAGGTTTACATTCTGGCAACAGCGTAAACCTTACTCTACATCCCGCCCCTGGAAACGAAGGTATAGTTTTCTATAGAACAGACGTCACACCACATGAAAGAATTGCTGCTCATGGTAGCAATGTGGTTTCGACTGATCTCTCAACTACGATTGGTAATGGATCTAATAGACCAACCATATCGACTGTTGAACATCTGATGTCAGCCTTTAAAGGACTAGGTATTGATAACGCTTATGTTGAGGTTAATGGACCTGAAGTTCCAATCATGGACGGATCTGCTGCACCATTTGTATTCCTTATTCAATCAGCGGGTATATTAGAACAGTTAAAGTTTAAAAAATTAATTCGCATTAAGAAAACAATTACGATAAAGGATGGTGATAAGTTTATAAGAATAGAACCATACAATGGTTTTAAAATAGACTACAGTATAGATTTTGACCATCCTGTCTTTAAGGATAAACCCGCATTCATATCATTAGACTTTAAACACACCTCATATATTCAAGACATCTCGAGAGCCAGAACCTTTGGCTTCGTAGATCAAATAGAAGCACTCTTAAAGAAAGGATTGATCAAAGGTGGATCAACTAAGAATGCCATATTAATTGATGACTACCATATCGTTAATGAAGAAGGCCTACGATATACTGATGAGTTTGTACGACATAAGGCTTTGGATTGCTTAGGAGATGTAAGCATGTTTGGAGCTTCAATGCTAGGTAAGATCACAGCTCATAAGAGTGGTCATGATTTAAACAATCGGTTAGTAAGAGCTCTTAACTCAGATTATTCTGCATGGGAAATCGTACATAATGGCTATAAAGAGATCAGAGGTCCTCAGAGGGCCGTGGCTTCATTTGGCTGATCTATTGGTAGGTATACTCATATCTAGCTAATAAATGCATTAGAGATCACTCTAGAGCTTATATCAAAAAGTTATAAGAAATCATTTCTTATTCCAAAACAATCTAAATAAACCTTAAATAAAGGTTTACAACCGCAGCTAGTTATGTTATAATAACTATATAAATTAATAAAGGAGTTAAAATGAGAAGAGCACGAACTAGACCGGTCACTGGTGCAAAAAGGCTCGCAAACGTGGTAATAATTAAAACCCCTCCTAAGAATGAAAATGTAAATATTAACAAAAATAACCCTTTACAAATACCAAAAAAAATGGTATAATATATCCATAAATTAATCAAACAGGATTCTTATTATGATTCTTAATATTACAGGTTCAACTAAAACTACTCGAGCAATGGTCACATCTACCGCAGCATTCGGTATGATCGAACTTGGCTTACGCTCATTAAGTAGCTTAAAGATTAATATCAAATTGATCAATATGCCAGAAGGTAATTATGGTTTATGTTCAGCAAACGATGAAGACGATAAACCATGGCAGCCAATGAGAAATTTTACCATTGATATTAACAAGAATATGGGCATCAGTATGATTGTTCGTACAGTACTTCATGAATTGGTACACGTTAAACAATTTGCTCGTGGTGAATTGGATAGTAAATATAAAGGTATGCGTTGGAAGACAGCTCACGTTACTGATGATGTAGATTATATGGATCTACCATGGGAAAAAGAAGCGTACAAATTGGAAGAGAAATTAGCAGCTAAATTTTGGAGAGAGAACTTAATATGAGTAGTTTAATATATAATGATTTTATCGCTGATCGAATTAAAAAAGCTTTGGTTAACGAGGCCGAAGCATCAATTGAAGATAACATTATACATGATGTGAAAGGTCCTCATTTAGATTTAGATGAAGACGAAGGTTATCTTTTGTCACTTAAGCGTACCATTAAAGTTATGGACGAAAACGGAAACACTTATAAAATCACTATTGAGCAGGACTTGGACTAAATTATGTTAGTATATAGAAAAAATATCATAAGCGGTAAAGTTAACACTATGTCTTTACCAGTAACACAAAAACAACTTGACATATACGAGAATACAAACGTTAATGTTCAAGATGTTTTCCCTGAGCTCGATGCAGATCAACGTGAGTTTCTCATCTCTGGCTTTATGCCTGGTGAATTTGAGCACCATGTTGATGGATTCGAATCCGAATTCGGACTTCTTACTGAAGACGAAACTTCTAATTATGTAAAAGGTGGCAGAAATGACTAAAGAAACTAAAAAGCAATATGAACATATCGACAACGTACCGTATTATGGCCATAAAAAAACTGAATCAAGGAAACGTCCAGTAAAAACGAATTATTTAGAATTCATGGCAGTTATCTCATCGTACGCAGCATCAGTTGCATTCCTAATCATATATGGAAAGCTTTCAGGAATGACTTTTGAGCATATGATGATCGCATGTATGTTTACCTTTCTTATGCAATTAAACGTGCAATTCTTAGGTACGGCTATTCGACATCAAAGAAGTAAAGATCGTTGGTCTAAATGGGATGGTTCTTAGAATCGTCTTTCTTATAACAAAATAGTCTAAAATAAACGTTTACAATATCATCTAGGTATGATATAATAGTTACTTAATTAATCGAGTTGAGAGTATATTATGCCTGTTTTAAGATTTCTGTTTCAATTTGCCATTATCATCGCTGTTGCTATATTAGCACTACAATACCTATAGGATTATATTATGCTTCACTTTACAGATTACATTTCGTTTAAAGTTGTCTTACCCGATCCCGAAAACACTGCATCTTATTACGCTGTCGCTGTCAACGGTATTGATAGTAACTTCGAAGAAATTGATGAAGCTGCTGCGTTCATTTCTAGTCAAATGGTACCGCGTTGGAATGCAGAAGATATCAAAACAATATTATTAGCTAACATATAGGATTATATTATGACACACAAAGTTACTCTCATCACCAAAGCACAACGTTTGGCTCTTATCAAAAAATCACATAAGAAGGTTATTAAGAAGCAAAAGCTTCAAGATCGTATTGCTCTTAAAGATACTCGTGCACTCACTAAGTCTGTTAAAAAAGCAGGCCATCAAGCTCCTTCAAATCTTGATGCTTTCTCTGAAAAGAACATGTACTATACTGAAAAAGAAGTTGATACATTCATTAAAGCTTCTCCAATGTATGAAGCGTATCAAGCATCTCGAGATGATTACTCATGATGCATACAAATTCATTACGATATGATCATACAGGTCGTAAGCGTAAAACTAAAGCTTTAAACAAATGTAAGAAGCTTAAGCGTACCTTTAAAGAAATTGAAGTACGCTCAGTGCATCCTAACTACGAGGATCAGGTTCATTATAAGTCTGCTCCTCTCAAACCACCTACTCAAACTATGCAAGATGATTCTTATAAGAAAGAGATCTCATCAAAGTATACTGTTTCTATCGCTTATAATAAAGGTACTTATCAAGTAGTGCCTAATAGTGATATTAAACATATCGGAAAATAATTGTTTACAAATCTTTAAAAGTATGATATAATAGATTTATTATTATAGGAGAGACATAATGTCAGCAGAATTAGATAAGAAGCGAGCTAAAGGCCGAGGCAATAGAAATACTATTGATGGCCAATACCATGGTTCGATGCCAGTGTACGATGCAAAAACTACACCAACAGATCCAAAGATTTATTGGAACGAATGGAGTAATGCTGCAAATTGGTTTAACTATAAGTGTAAGCCAAAAGACTTTAAGTCATATGCAGTACGTTATGCTAAAGAATTCCTTAAAGTTTCTAAGGATGACTTAAAGAATCTTAAAAAGGTTTCTGATATTCGCTTTTTACCTATATCAAAACTTGTAGCAGTACACTTTACTGGATTTAATTATCGTAAAGCTGAACGTGAGTTGCTTAAGATTCATGTACAAGATTTAATTGAACAAGGTAAGTTAATCGTTGATAAAGTCGTTAAAGATGATAATATATCAAAGGTTGTAATATCGATTCAAGATCGTATGCGTACTAAAATGATGGAAACAATCTATAACGAATTTGATGAGACTGTGGTTGAAGGTTGGTTTGATAAAGACTTTAATACAAAGTTTGATGCTTATAATGCAATTAAACGCCATGACGTAAAAGGACCATCAGTAAAAATGTTTGCTGATAAGATCACACTATTATATACTGAACTTAATGATGCATACACTAAAGATTGTGAACAAGCAGTCGACGCGTATTCTCATTGGTCACGTCCTAATATTAAAAAGGCTATGAAACAATTAACTATAGTCTTAGATGATATTGAGAAAGCGCAACTTGCAAATAAAGCTGTACGTAAGCCACGGGCTTCTAAACCTAAGGCATCAGACAAACAAGTGGCTAAGCTTAATTACCTTAAGGATGATAATGAAAGTAAGCTAGCGTCCATCAGCCCTATTCAAATCCCAGGTGCTAAGGTCTTATACATCTACAATGTTAAACAAAAGAAAATAACAGAGTTTATAACTGATCATGCTAATGGCTTTATGGTATCAGGGTCATCATTAAAGAACTTCGACGACAAATTAAGTAGATCATGTACGCTTCGTAAGCCTGATGATATACTACCACAAATTCTTAAGAAGACACAGAAGCAGATTGATAATGTCTTTAAGGGTCTCACCACGAAGGTCAGTGTACCAGCTGGCCGTATCAATAAGGATTGCATTATACTGAGGGTCATCAATTGAGTGAACTAAAAGACTATAAGATTATGACTAAGAAGAGATTTTCTTCAGCAGTCGAAATGTTAGTCGCAACAAAGAAACTAAGTTATATCGATGCTATTACACATATAGTTGAAGAACGTGGAATGGAATACAGTAACGTCAAACGGCTGTTATCCGATTCAATTAGACAGAAGCTAGAAGTAGAAGCATCAGAATTAAAATTAATTACAACAACACCCGGCAATAAACTACCATTATAGGAAAACACCATGAGCACAATTATTATTCCATCATCAGACGCAGATCGTAAAATCATCAAAGATGCAATGACTGAGTTATCTAACTCTATGGTTCGCATTGAGTCTGAAAAGAACTTCATCAAAGAAGCTATTGAAGAATTAAACGATAAGGTTGGTATCGATAAGAAGCATCTACGTAAGTTAGCTAACGTATACCATAAGCAAACTCTTGCTCAAGTCACTGGCGAAATGGAAGACTTGGAAGCATTATATGAATCATGTCTTAAGTAAGATGGATCCATTTGAGTCATACAAACTTTATAATGCACTCAAGCTTCATTTCGAAACAGACGGATATGATGCAGTAAAGTATCATTATAAAACTCGAGTTAATCCTCAGTCTTTCTTTAAACGGAGAGACAAGTATTTCTTTGCCAAGCTCGGTAAGAGTTATGGCAAGGATCTATTAAAGTATTATGTATCAAACTTTATACAGGACGTCAAGTATGTCGGTGATATGCTAGGCCTTGATGGAGAGACTAACTATAACGATATGGTTAAAGTCCATGAATCATTATCGTATAGGTTTAAAAGTGATATAAATATATTATCATCGATGGTCAACTCATTCGATGAAATGTTGGAGTGTAAGGATAACGAATACCCAGTAGTTATCAATGCATTCTTACAGCAAGAAATTTGTTTAGAAACTGTGGTCATACTAAATAAACTCACAAGGTTTATGGAGAAGGCAGATAAACAAATAACAGAGACAATCATGTGGCCTGATCTGTCTCGTAAAGTTCAGAAGTACGATCCATTTGTTTCGATTGACCGAGATAAGATGATAAAGATCGTAACAAAGTCCTTTACAAGTTAGTGATAATGTGTTATAATATACATTACATTATGAATAAAGTGGATAATTCAGAAAATACAAAACATACATTGGAGAAAACAATATGTCTTTAAGTAATTTAAAATCTAGTCGTGGCTCGTCTATCGACAAACTCGTTCAAGCAGCAGAAGCTGTATCTCAAAAAGCAGAAACAAAATCATACGGTGATGACCGTTTTTGGAAGCCTACTCGTGATAAAGCTGGTAATGGCTATGCAGTAATTCGTTTCCTTCCACCCAAGGAAGGTGAAGATTTACCATGGGCTCGTTATTGGGATCATGGCTTTCAAGGACCAACCGGTATGTGGTATATCGAAAACTCATTAACTTCTATTGGCCAAGATGATCCTGTTGGAGAAGCAAATGCAATCCTATGGAATACTGGTCGAGATGAAGATAAAGCTCTTGCTCGCGAACGCAAACGTCGTTTACACTATGTGTCAAATGTGCTTGTTGTATCAGATCCATCTAATCCACAAAATGAAGGTAAGGTATTCCTTTATAAGTTTGGTAAGAAGATCTTCGACAAGATCATGGACGTGATGCAGCCTCAATTCCAAGATGAAGATCCAGTTAACCCTTACGATTTCTGGGAAGGTGCTGACTTTAAGATCAAGATTCGTAAAGTTGAAGGTTGGGTAAACTACGATAAGTCAGAGTTCGGTAATCAATCAGCTCTGTTTAACTCAGACGAAGAAAAGCTAGAAGAAGTATATGCTAAGGTTCATTCATTAGCAGACTTCACTAAGGCTGAAAACTATAAGACTTATGCTGAACTTAAAGCTAAGTTTAATAAGGTATTAGGTGTTGATGCTGGTCATGCGGCAGTAGCAGAACCTGCAGTAGCTCAGACATTGGCTGAACCAACATACACTGAAGCTCCTGCTGGTGCAGCACCAACTGCTGAAGCTGAAGATGATACCCTTAGTTACTTCGCTAAGTTAGCACAAGAATCATAGTATAATAATAAAGAGCGGTGTATACCGCCAGGCAACACGCTTAAGGAGTCCTTCGGGGCTCCTTTTTTTTATTAGCCATAAGCCAATTCAGTACTCGTTCCAAAACCTCTCTTACGACCAGAACGACCACTAACGACACTTGTATTTGAATTAGATCTACTTGAGTTATCAACATTAGTTATAGTAACTGGAGCAGCTGCTTGATTGAAGAATTGTCCTTCCATCTTATTATTCATAGAAGACATATCCAACTCATCACCACGATCATCAGCTGATACTTCAAGCTTATCAACCTTATCGGTAGCACTGCCGGTTGACATTACTTCAGCATACACTCGAGTATAAGCTTCACTAGGTGATTCTCCACCAGGTGCTGCGGCTTTAATAGCTGCAAATGCACCAGCCCCAAAAGCTTTAATGATAAGTTTTAATTGACTAAATCTTTCAACTAGATCATCAAATACTTGATTCATCTTATCTTGTATAGTGGAAAATAGATCAGTAAAACTAAAATCACTAAATATTTTAATAGCACCATTAACAAAACCAATAATGCCGTCTTGTATAGACGTAAAAAGATTTCTAAACATCGCAACAAAATCAAAATCAGGATCGTATTTTGTTTCTAATCCAAAGAGATCTGCCATAAATGTCATTGCCTTTTTAAGTAAATTAAAAGGAATACCAAATATTTGTGCAGGAAATTCAACTAAGCCGGCTTTAAATGCTTCGAATGCAGATCCAGTTTCATCGAATACACTTTTTACTTTTTGAAAGGTTTTTACAAGAGCTGCAATCGTTAGGGCTATGGCCGCGCCAATTAATATGGCAGGACCTAATCCAATACCAGCTGCAGCCATGGCAGCTTGAATACCCATCATGCCATTTTTAACTATACCAATAACCTTTACGATCTTACCAAAGTTAAGTGCTACGACTAAACCTAAAGCAAGAGATATATCTTTCCAGTTTTCTTTAAATAATTCTAATGCACCTTTAAAGTCACCTTCGAATAGTTTTGAAACAATATCAAACGCATCGATAATAACCGCTACAGTACGATCAATATATTCTTGTAGTTTAACCGGATTGAATATTGCTAATGCAACACCAGCTAGGCCTGCTAAGAAGCCGGCATTATCTTTAAATTTGCTAGCAAGGTTACCTATAGATCCTTTAATTCCTTCAAGTAACTTATTTTGTTTTTTGTTTGCCTTTTGAGCTTCCCTACGTTTTCTTTCTTGTTCTGCACTTGTAAGTACACTCTCTTGGTTTTTTGTTTCTAAGTCAATTTGTTTTTGATCACCAGAAGCTATAGCAGTTTTTAATCTTTCAGATGTTTCTGCAAAAGATTTTTGTATAGATAATGCATTAGTCTTACCTAGCTTATCCTTACGATCTGTGTCAGCTACTAATTGACTGAGTAAGTCATTTCTTTCAGTATCAGTTTTTTTACTTTGCTGTTCTTTATTCTGCTCTTTAATTGCAGCGGCGAGCTGTGCAATACCCTGAGCATCCTTTCCACCAAACCCTGATTCCAATTGCTTATCAGACAATTTGCTGGGGTCAAATTCTTTCTTTTTCTTTTTTGGATCTGGTTTCATCTTAGCCATAACTTATACCTATTTCTTTTTAAGAGCTTGTGTACCAAAGAACGCAGCGACGATACCGGCAACAGCAACAAAATATGTTGGTGCCATATCACCCAGTGTTTCCTGAGCTTGGTCTAGACCTGCTAGAGATGCAAGGACAACAGCAAAGGGATATAAGAGTAATCCACCTAAAGCAAACCATGTCATGTTGCGTTGAGCATCACGCATAGCATCTGCATCTTCGAGTTCTTTTCGTTTAAACTCAAGATACATTGCTTCCTCTTCGCTAGATACCTTACCATCACCGTTAGTATCTGCGGGGTGGAATACTTTATCTTCTGACATAATTATTTCCTATTTTGTTGTTGCTTAAGTCGTTCGTTTTCTTCTTTAATATGTTCCTGTAATAATGTAGTATAGATCTCACGTTCCCACGGCACCATGTTATCTAACTCTGTTAAACTATATCCATGGTGCTGCATCATCGCAAAGTTTGTCTTATAATGGTTATATAAGCTATCGTGAGAGAGGCTTAACCAAAAAAACTTTGTAAGCCACTTAACACAATTTTATTATCATGACCACATTCTTCGCACTTATATTCTAATTCATATTTAAGTGCTGGGATAGTTTCAAAGTATGATGTCAATTTAGTAAACTGATCACTATTCAATGAATCAATAAAATCCTTTAATTCTTCTCTTTTCGAATCACTTGCTAGATAAACATTATCAGCATCATAGATTGATTCAATACAATCAATTAATACTTCCATAATACCAGCAAGTGATTCTAATTTATCCGATTGATGTTTTCCAATATCTCCAACCTTAGGATACGATAGTGTTAAACCGACATCAGCCGTTAACTTAATAGTTGTATTACCACTATCCATAACTGGCGTTTTAATATCGTCAAAGCGAATCAATTCTTTATGTTCATGATCGCACTCTTCACACTTAGCTTTTACTTCGGTAGATTCACCAACCGATTTAGATCTAAGCTTTAAGAATAATGCTTCTAAATCAAACATCGTTAATTGATTGATATTTAGATCATCATACACACAGCTACTAATTACGTCTTTAATAGCTCCTAAAATTTGTTGTTGATCTTGTGATTCCATTGCAATCATTAAGATCTTTTCTTCTTTTACTAAGTAAGGTCTATACTCTACTTCCTTTCCTAGTGATGGTACAATTGTCTTATACTTCGCAGCATTCAATACTGGTAACGCCATAATAAACTCCTATAATATTAAAATAATGATCTAAATGTTTCTAATCCACTTGTTAATTTACTTGGTAATTTAATGTCAAATGGTAAATTTGGTATTGCTGATATTGCTTGTGATATTTTCGACTGTACAAAATTCTCTGGTATATATCGATCATAAGCAAATGTTACACTTATTTTTTGCAATGAATTCTCTGATGAGTTATTTAATTCAATTGCTGCTATACTAATTGGATAAGCATTTAATAATCTTATTCCGTATACATTTTTATCGAAATCATTTAGTTGCTGAATAACGATATCTGTTTGATAATTTGCTTTATATCCTAATTGATAATTTTCTGTATCTACAATTGATGACATCCATGTTTCGAACATATCTTTCATATAATAATCATTCGTAAGATAGAAGGTCATTGTAACGTCGTCATCAATAAAACCATTAGGTATCTTTAAAGTTTCTCTTTCAGCTGATATATCCAATGTATTAAAACTACGACCAGGCATCTGAGTCGACTCACATAAGAATGCAATATCTCTAGGATCTGATATAAGACTCTTTGCATTAAATGAGCTGCCATCTAATAAACGACCAATGATATCAAATGGATCTAAGTTTAAAAGACTCTGTGATGGCGGAGTAAAGATCGTAAGAAAGCGATTAGTCTTTGCTAAGCCACCTCTTTTACCAACTATAGATTTTAAGTTATCAATTGACATATATCTTATCCATTGTATTGTTTGCGAGAATATCTCCAAACAGTTTCTTTTTTAACTTTAGCAAATTGTTCTACTGGTAAGAATATTGCTATTTCCCATTCACTCATAGGAACTCTTACTGGTTGACCTTTCACTTGACTATTTAAATAATGCTTAAAGCAAGGTTGAAATTCTTTAAACTTTTTAGTCGATTGTAGTAAATCATATCGTAATTTTAATCGACTCTTATCTGTTACGTTTTTAGGTGCAGTCTTCATTAACTCGTCTAAGAATCTAGCTCTTACTCCTGGTGCCAAGTAATGTAGATTCAAACCATAGAATCCACCAGGAGCTGGTTCAACTACTATGACCATAGGAAACTTATCATAGTATGGTAATGTCTTCTTATGCTTAGGATCATAGAAGTACATGTACATGCTACCAGAGATCTCTTTCGATGATGGATCTAATGCGTCATCCTTTAAAAGTTTACGAGGATTCACATCACCTAGTTCATTAACCTTTTTACGGAACCAATTCTTAGACTGTTTAGTCCTTGCTTGGATTCCAGCTCTTTGAGCGTTTGCTTGTAGTGTATCAAATAGACTTGCCATATCTTTATTTATATCAATTAGTCCTTTACATTTGAGTGAAAGTATGTTATAATAATATAGTTACCCGGTGAGGCAGAGGTATACTATTTTTTCTTAATGGTTGATTTCTTTTTAACAGGAGTCTTCTTTTTAGTTGTTGACTTCTTTTTCTTAATAGGAGCTCCAACTATTTTAATACCCTTAGCCTTTAATGTATGTTCAGTCCATATCTCAAAGGTCCAACCACGATCTTCTGCATAATCCCTAGCAGCTTCCCATTTATCAGTATTCTTTATATATGTTGTGACTTCAGTGATGTACTTCTTTGTCTGTCTTGATGGTTGTTTAGGTGGTTTAGTTTCTTTGTCTGGCTTGATCTCAACAAGTATGACATGACCCGATTCCATCTTAATGAGTAGATCAACATAATACCTATGCATCTTCTTATCAACCTTCCATCTATATGGTACAACCACCTCTTCCGAATTCCAAGCAATAACTTGTGAATTAGCTTCGCACCATTTAAAGCAAGACTTCTCCCATAATGATCTGTATGTTATTTTAGACGGATCTCCGACATACTTCTCTGGTTTTTTTATTTTGTATTTGCCTGAATAAGCCATATAAATAAAGGTATAGTAGTTAATGTATGTATTATTTATAGGGTAAATTCTATGTCTAAAATTTATGTCTTTCCAGAAGCTTTAAGAGAAAAAGCAAATATAGGAACTGGCTTTCCATTTGTTTCTTTCGAATTTGTTAAAAGAGCATTGCCAGAAAACGCTGCAATATATTTATATTTGCCACAAGGCTTTTCTGTACCAGATTCTGCATCTTATGGTTCGGTTGATCTAGGGCTAGTTGGAAGTGGTGCTGGTGGAGCATTGTCTAAAGGTGAAAAAGAAGCAGTAGCCACAGAAGCTGTAGGTAAAATATTAAATGAAGTTGGAGCAGCCACGGTATTTACTCAACAAAAGATAAAAGCCGGTGAAGCGCTTAACCCTAATACCGTACTACAGTTTGATAACGTTTCTGTTAGGACATTTAATTTTACATTTAAACTTGTTGCAGAATCACAAAAAGAAGCACAGTCTGCTTTGTTAATAGAAAATATGTTTAGAGCAGCTTTATATCCTGAAGTGAAGAATAGATTATATTTAGAATACCCTCCAACGTTTAATATTAAATTCTACCATGGTGGTAAAGAAAACATTTACATGCCACAGATCATGGAATCATATTTAGCGAGTATGAATACTGTATATAATGCATCGTCTAATATGTATCATGCTGATGGTTCTCCGTCTGAAATAGATGTTACATTAACGTTCACTGAGACGAAAGCTCTTACTAGAGAAGTGTTATATCCTAATGGAAACGCTATCAATAATCAAACAAACGATGCCTCATTTGGTCTTGATTCTATTGAACAAAAAATTAAAGATAAAATTTCATCTATTAGAGATATATTTTAGGAGTATATGTAATGTCATTTTTTAGTCAATTTCCAAAGGTATCGTATGACTTTAATCGTAGTGGTACTATTCAACAAATGGTTAATATATTTAGATCTGTTAGATCGAGAACAACATTATTAAATAGAAGTACTCTATATAAAAATTATGTTATTCAAGATGGTATGAGACCAGATATTATATCAGAAAAACTATACGGTACTCCAGATTATTACTGGACATTTTTTATTATTAATGATTTCCTACATGATGGGTTACAGACTTGGCCTATGTCTGAACTGGCATTACAAGAATATATGACAAAACATTATTCTGGTAAAGCAATGATTTTTACTCCTGGAGCGGTATTAGAAGCAAATGGTGAGCAGTATACTAGTAATTCAATTGCAGGTAAATTAGAGTTAGGTGCTTTAGTGTATGGTATTAAATCTGGTGCTATCGGCAGAATAAAAAGAAAAGATATTGATTTAAACTTAATTGTAGTAGAAAATATTGTTAATGGTGTCGAAGGAAAAAATCCACAGACTGGGCAGACTGATACATCTATAGATGGTGGAGCGTTTCAGGAAAAAGAATATATACAATCGGTATATACCGATGAAGTTGGTATTAAAGTAGAGCTTTCTACTGATGACTTTAATTCGTTATCTCCTGATATCATATATGATTATGCTGAGGCTCCATCGTTTTATTATATCGATGGTGATATCGAAAAGAGAGCTGTCACTTCACCAACAGGTATATCAACACAAGCTAGTCAAATAACTCCAGTATATTCTGAAGTACAATGGAGTTCTGACTTACAAGGGCAGTTAACAAATCCACCATATGATCCAACCTTATTAAACCAAACACAGCTATCTAATGATGATCTGGTTATACATACTAACACATCATCAGTAAAGCCTTTGATTTATAGTGGAGGTTATCAGATAACAGCTGATGATTCACCCGGTCAAATTGTATTTCAATCTAATCGTGAACATATCATTGCCCAGAACGAAAAACACTCTTATATCCGAGTAATTAATCCGAATTCAATTACTGAATTTGTTGAAGAATTTGAGAATTTAATCAATGCCTAGATCTTCGAAAACATCGAGTACTAAAGCATCATCTCCAGCTTCATATGAGATTCATAGCTTAAAGCTTATAATGAATGATGGTTCTACTATAGACATAAAGACTCTTGTCTCTGAAGTCATTATAAACGAAAGTTTGTTTAACCAATCAATACAAGTTGATCTTAAAGTTGTCGACGGTTTTGATTTGTTTCAAAAATCGCATATGTCTGGTGGTGAGAAAGTAAAAATAAAAATTCGAAGGAAAGATAATAGTAAAACTACTAGTGAAAAAATATTTGATCTTGAAGTGTATATCGCAGAAATCTTAGATCATTCTAAGCCTAAAGCAAGTATACAGTATTATAAGCTTATATGCTTAAGTTCACATGCCTTTATTGATCGAATGAAAAAACTTAATCGGTCTTTTACTGGTAATATTAATGCGCTTATAAGAGACATATGTAAAAATGATTTAGGTGTAAAGTCTGTAGATTTCTCTAATAAAAACCTTGCATCGATTAAAGGTATATATCCTAATTTAAACCCGTTGCAAGCAGTCACATGGTTACTTAGAAATTCATCTGATGAATCAACACCATTTTTTTTCTATGAAACAATTAATGATGGATTGCAGTTTAATTCATATAAAGAGTTACTTGAAACTGAAGTGTATAAGACATATAATAACACACCATATTATGTAAATGAGGTTGACACACCAGAATACTTTGATGAAGCTTCTAAAAAGATACTTGAAATGAATTCTGAATTAGACATGTCTAAGTATCAACAGATAAGTAACGGTGCTTATGCTGCATCTACATACTGTATAGATATATCCAATAAAGAATATATAACATCAAAATTTAATCGTTCTAATAATGAACTGATGCAATTGAATAAACATAATTCTCTTTCAAATAAAATATCGTTTGATGATTCTATTGTAAGTGAAAATTATGCTTCAAAAGAATTTTTTATATCTACTAATGCTAATTCATTTGGAACTGAAGTTAATTATCATGGTACGATTAAAGATAATCTTACAAAGAAAAATTCATATTTTCAAAACTTAAAGTTTATGGGATTAGATATAGTTATATACGGAGACTTTGATTTAAGTCCTGGTAAAATTATCGAACTAACCATACCAAAGAGTACTGATGTAAATATACTAAAGGCTGAAGGTAGAGACGCAATGAAAGATAAACTTCTTTCTGGGAAATATGTTGTATCATCTATTGCTCATGTGTTCGATGGCAATGAATATAAATGTGATATCGGTTTACAGAAAGATAGTTTACTATATGATTTAGATTCAAAAATAACAATTGGTAATTAATATGAATAGAAATAGTGATAGCTTTATCGGTGGTAGCTTTACTTGGTTCACGGGAGTGGTCGAAGATCGATTTGATCCTGAAGAATTAAATAGAGTTCGTGTTCGTTGTTTTGGTTACCATACTGAAGATAAAAGTGCTATCGATACTGAAGATCTACCATGGGCTACAGTCATGATGCCTACTACAGCTTCTGGTACTTCAGGGGTTGGTGATACGCCTCATGGATTGATGGAAGGTTCCTGGGTTGTTGGATTCTTTAGAGACGGACCATCTGCTCAAGACCCTATTATTATGGGATCGGTTGCATCTAAGAATAGTCCACGTTCTAAAGATCTTGGATTCACTGGTGCCAATTATCCTACTGGTGATTATGCTGAAGAGTCAGACGTTAATTACGCAGCAAGGCAAACTAAATATACAACAAGTAATGCATTACAACAAAGAGAATTAGGATCAGCAGCAGTTACTTCAATACAAACTGCGTCACCACCTAAGGTCACGACTGTTGCGACAGATAAAGCTGAATCATATTATACTGAATCACCATTTGAAGTAATGCCTCCATTAGGTGATGATAGAGTTGGTGGTGCACACGTACCAGATTATCCATATAATAAAGTAAATGAATCAGAGTGTGGTCACGTAGCAGAAGTTGATTGTACTCCTGGATTTGAACGTACTCATCGATCACATACTTCAGGTACATATGAAGAGATATACGCAGATGGTACAAGGTCAATAAAAATAACAGGTGAAGACTACGAAGTAGTTGTATCAAATAAAAATGTTCATATTCGTGGTAATTGTAATATGACTATTGATGGAAATTTAAGACAATTAGTCTATGGTAACTATCACCTTGAAGTAGAAAAAGATATGACAATGGATATCAAGGGTTCGTTGCAACAAAAGATTGGTGCTAACCATGAGACTGAGGTTGTACTTGGTCGTAGTACAAATATTGGTACTGATGATAGTTTAACAGTGATGAATAACTCTACATCAAATATAATTGCAGACAAACTTGTTACAGTAGGCGGCAACTCGTCACACACGGTAACAGGTAACTGTGGGATAACATCACTTGCAAATTTAAACTTATTTAATGCTGAGAAATTCAGTCATACATCGTTAAATAACTTTGCATTAACTATTGATGGTGCTCAATTGATTGGTGTTACTGGTACTCAAGTAACAGATATTACTGGTTCACAAACAACAACAGCAGCGTCAATGGATATCAATGGTGGTAGTGGAATTGATATGGATGCATCAACGATTAATCTGAACTAAGGAGTCAATATGCCAGGAGTCACAAGATTGGGAGATGGTCATATAGGGCATGCTAGTCCTACGCCTAATCCATTTCATAAAACTAGTTATGCTGGTGGTTCTTCTAACGTGTTTGTTAATGGTAAAAATGTAATACGAGCTAATCAAGATTCTACTGGATGCGGAGATCCAGCAACGGCAGGATCAAGTACAGTTTTTGTTAACGGTAAACCAGTTCATCGAATAGGTGATGCTACCGGTGGTCATGGTAGTTGGGTTCCAAATGCATCGGGCCAAGGTTCATCAAATGTTATTGCAGGCGGATAGGAGTAGGTTATGAGTACATGTGGTGATAATGTAAATTTAGATAAACTAAAAGAATTACAAGGCGGTCTTGACTCTAAGTTACAAGGTGGCAAAGATCAACTTGCTTCTCTCAAGACTGACATGACTGCAATGAAAGCTGAAGCCGAATCGTTTAAGCCTACTATACCTACAAAGGAAAGTTTTCAACAAGAGTTACAGGATCTTGCTGCACAAAATGAAAATGTAATTGCGTTCGAAGCAAAGAAAGCTCTACTAAAAAGCAAGTATACAAGTGCCGAAGCAGACTTTGATGCAACATTAGAAAAATTAGGAATGAGCACTTTCCCTCCTACTCAAGCTGATATAAATACTATATGTGCAAACGCAGCAAATGTTGTATTAGATGAAGCTGGTAATGCTATTGTAGAACCTGAACCACCTAAGGTTGCTGATGTTGTACCACCCCCGCCTGTTCCTAAAGCTGTATATGTTCCTGACGTTGAAGAGATTAATAAAGATCTGATTAAATTTGCTTCTAGAATGACTTTTAATAGAATAAAATTTCTTACCGATAGATTGTTTGCCTTTGGACAAAAGAAAAGAAAGCAAGAATATTATGAGCTTTCAGGGCCTGAAGTATGGATATATACATTTGAATCTGGTGGAGCAGATACTGATGAACTAAAAAAGTTTAACTATACTGTTGCAGACTTAAGATCACGACAAGCGGCTTTAAAACAAAAACGTCCTACAAATGCAGAAACTGACGCTTATGATTTCCAAGCACAAGGTAAATTAATAGAAGAAAACTATAATAAATATAAAGCTGAATATTCCTCGTATGCAAATGCTGGACCATTCGCACAAGCTTGTACAGAATATGTCGCTAGATATAAGAAAAAGAATGGAATCACTTAATGGCTAATCCAAACTATGCATCATTACTTGCACAAATTGCAGCAGAGACAGATCCAACTGCTAAGCAAGCTTTAATAGATCAGTGTTATGTTTTTACTGAAGATCTTACTACGACTGAAAAAGAATTATTTAATTATGTCACATCGGATTATATGACCGATAATCCGGGAACTACAACATCATACGTTGGTATATACTATGGAGAAGATGGAATAATACAATGACTATTACTAAAAGAGCTACAAAAGGTAGTGCACTCACATATAACGAAATGGATGAAAATCTTCGTGATCTATATGAAGACACTGGAATACACAGAGTTTTAACAAACGGATCTGGAGCCAATGAGCAAGTCCATGGTGATGTGATAGGTATCATCGGGGGTGCATTAGCTAATGCTAATAATCCAACATCAAGGTTCGGGCCGATTGTCGATATATACAGAGATGTTGACAGGGCAGACGAGATCAACAATACTAACGCGCTAGGAGCTATTGCATTTTCTGGTCGTAATGAAGACGACGTAAAAGTTAGTTACGCATCAGTTCACGCGAATATAGGCAGCACTGCTGATGATGGAGAGCATAGTGCTAATCGTCTTGTATTTTCAGTTGCAGATGGTACTAGCGGAGCAGCTTTTGATAGTTATCTAAATGATAGCTTTAATGTTGGTCATACTGCAGTAATAAACGCAAGTGCCGATTCATTGCAAACTACTGGTAAGTTTGCAACAGATGCTGCTGAAATTCAACTTGGTGATTCAGCTCACCAAAGTATCCACGCGACTGTGATGAATTCGGGAAACAGACCTAACGCTGATTTTTATTTGCCAACTACTGACGCTGCTAAAGTTTTAAGTATCGGTGGCATGGGACCGAACTCATCTTTTGCCTTTACTACTGCGAATAAAACTACTATACAAATGCTTCAATATCGTGGGCAGCATATGATTAAAGCTTTTTCAGCAGCATCTGTTGAATTTGATTTACCAATAGTCCAAAATAATAGTACTTTAAGTACAACAACAGCAGGTGTTGGTGATGTGTGGCAAATTAGTCACGCTGGCAACACAGGAACTACTATAACATTAGACAGAGATGGTAGTGGTACAGCTCAGGATGTATATTGGGTAAATGGTTCTAACTTAGTTCAATTTACAAATAACCCTACAATAGCTTTTGGTGGTTCGCTTATGTTACAAGCAGTATACGCAGGGACATATATGATATTCAACGCAACGGGGTTAACAGATGCTTAATATAGAAGAATTAATAGCAAGTGGTGATGTGGGTGCAGCTTTAGCGGCGGCCGCCGAAGACAAATGGGGTAAGCTACGCAGACTAAGAAAGGAGCTATTAAATGATAGTGATCGTACTCAGTTAGCTGATGCTCCTCTTACAGATACAAAGAAAGCTGAATGGGCTACATATAGACAAGCACTACGTGATATGCCGATAACAAACGAATCTGCAACTTCATACGAAGACATTGTATGGCCAACTAAACCATCATAGTTAATATATGAAAAATACAATAACTGCATAGGAAATTTATATAAATAACTATTATGGCTAATTATTCAAATACATCAGGAACAGGTACTTCAATATTATACAGTGATGGATCTGCTGTCAATGGTACTGAAGTTAATAGATACTCTGATTTAAATTTACAGATGATACCGCATCCTCAAAAAAGAGATATAGTTCCACTAAAGGGCGAATTGGCTGTTAAGAATGCAGTAAAAAACTTATTGCTTACTAACTTTTTCGAACGGCCATTTAACTCTACATTAGGTGCTAATCTAAGAGGTTTATTATTTGAACCAGCTGATGCTATCACAAAGCTAGCATTAGAGAATGGTATCAAAAACGTTTTAAATAATCATGAGCCAAGAATAGACAATGTTAATGTGCTAGTTCAAACTGCTCAAAATGAAACTGAGTATAGAGTGAATGTAATATTTAGTATAAAGGCAACTGATTCTGTAGAAGAAGTAGAAATCAATTTAATACGATTAAGGTAAAATACCATGGCGTCAAATTTAAATGTCACAGAGCTTGATTTCGATCAAATAAAAGAAAACATAAAAAGCTTTATGAAATCACAATCACAATTTAACGATTATGATTTTGAAGGTTCAGGCTTAAATGTATTAATGGATGTGCTTGCATATAATACGCATTATAACGCGATGATTGCTCATTTTGCTTTAAACGAATCATTCTTAGATTCAGCTCAAATACGAGGTAATGTTGTATCAAGAGCAAGTCTATTAGGTTATGTTCCACGATCGGTACTAGCACCTAGAGCAACGATACAGCTCGTAGTAGACGTGTCTGGATTCCTAGGTGTTATACCTACGTCTTTAGTTATAGAGCGTGGAACTAAATTTAATACTCTTGTGGATAATGTCTCGTATACCTTTTCGGCATTACAATCTCAAACTGCAATTTTAGTTACAAACGGAAATGTTAAAAGTTTTACCTTTACTGACATCCCTATTGCACAAGGTGTATTTAGATTTTTATCTTATAGAGTTGATAATGATATAGAAAACCAAAAGTTTCAAGTTTCAGATTCGAATGCTGATACTACATCATTACGAGTACGTATACAACAAAACCAAGAAGCTAATTTATATGATTCATATTCACAGTTTACTACATTACAAGAAATAGATTCATCAAGTCAAGTATATCACTTACAAGAAAATTCAAGTGGCTACTATCAAATATTCTTTGGTGATGGTATTATTGGTAAGAAGCCAGTGAATGATAATATTGTTACAATAGACTACTTAGTAACTGATGGTGAAGCTGCCAATGGTGCAAATACATTTACTTTGTCGACAGACTTTCCTACTCTTCCTTCTGGTGATATTACAACTGTTACTACTACGATTACTTCGGCTAATGGTGGTACACAACCAGAAACAACAGAGTCAATTAGATATAATGCACCTATTACTTTCCAAGCACAGGATAGAGCTGTAACATCTCAGGACTATGCTGCAATCATTCAAAGAAACTTTGCAAACATAGAATCAATATCTACTTGGGGTGGTGAAGATCAACTTATACCAGATTATGGTAAAGCTTATGTGAGCATTAAACCTCTTATCGGTGATGCACTTACTACAGCTGAAAAGAATGAAATCGTTGGTATTCTTACAAATAAAAATATTGTTTCGATTAAGCCGGAAATTTTAGATCCTGAGTTTACTAATATTGAAGTAGATGTAATCTTTAAATATAATCCAGCTCTTACGAGTAGGTCACAGTCTGCTTTAGAATCATTAGTAAAAGATACTATATTAGATTATAACTTTAATCAGTTAAATAAATTTGATGGTGTGTTTAGACACTCGGAGCTTTTAACGTTAGTTGATAATTCTGATCCTGCTATTACGAGTTCGACAATCAGACCGTTTATGTTTAAGAATATTACTCCATCGACTGTTAAGACCGAGAATTCTTTTACATTAACTTATGTGAATTCATTCTTTATTAAAAAAGGTGTTGAGTATAGCATATCAAGTACACCATTTAAAATTGGTGGTGTAGATCACTTCTTTGGTGATACTGAAATATTTGATTCCGTTAACAGAACTGTTATGATCTTTAAGGTAGCAGATGGAGTTAATCAAATTGTAATCCCTGACGCTGGATTAATCAATGTGACTACGGGTGTAATTACATTAAATAATTTTGCAACAGACGATACTACTGCTATTCGAGTTACTATTGTTCCTAATTCATTGGATTTGGCGCCTAAACGAAATCAGATTATTAATATAGAAGCTTCACAAATTCTATCATCAGGTTCAATTGACAAGATCGCTTACTCAGGCCCGTCTGGCGCAATTGACTATACAACTACAAGCAGAATGAGATAACTATGGCAGTTAAAAGTTTAAAGAATTTAAATTCATTTTCTCGTGGTTACATAGAAGGCACGAGCAATAAAATCGATTTTAGCACAACACTAACTGGTATTGTTGCAACTGCTGGTGTCGTAAATAGTACTACTATATTATTTACTACAAACTTGACTATTAATGCTGGAGAACACAACGAAATTTCTCCTACGGTTGGACAAGTACTTTCAGGTCCAGGTGTAGTTGGTATACCAAAAGTTATTGATTCAAGTACTACTGCTGACGCTGACAGTGTTACTTCAATATTAGTAGACATTCCACAGACAATTGGCCCTGGAGTTCGTTTAACTGTAAGTAATACAAACTCTGGAATAAATGAATACGAATTAGCAGGTAGCACATTATCTAGATCTAAAGAAGATGTTAGACTAGAGCATTTAGTTCCAGGTGAGCTTTTAAATTATGCCACGGATTCGAATTATAATAATAACTCTTCAGGTGGTATAAAATCTTTCCTTGATTCATATTATCAATTTATGAACACTGAAGAATTCTTATTTAGATCGATTGAAACATTTGAAGATGTAGTAATTAATAATATTTCTACCATACGTATACCAGATCCAGATCAAAAGAATAATAAATTTTTTAGTTTAGAAGGTGCACGAGCTTCACAGTTTTATGATGATCATGGTAATGTATTAACGGTAGGTGATAATAATGTTGATTTCGATATTAATTTCTATGATATCAACATATATAACGCAGATAATATACCAGATGACTATGGATTAGAATTTGATTCTGGTAAAACTGTATCTATTACTAATTTGCCTTCTCGACTGAATAATAGAAAGATCAAGATGATTACTTCTATTCAGAATTATGTAGGTGCTAATCCTTCGTTTAGATTAAATACAATAGAAGACTCTTTAAACATCAATGAGACTGAAGAAGAGTTTCTAAATATGATGCAGAAAGAAATTGCTCCTGCTGTAGATCAAAATGTTAAAGTTAATAGAAGAGCTCTATATCAAAGACTAATAGATTTTTATAAGATCCGTGGATCTAAAGATTCGATTGATACATTTTTTAAATTATTCTTCCAAGATGAAGAAATAGCAGTTGAATTTCCATGGGATTCAACACTCAAAACTTCAATGGGTAACTGGGATAATCAATCATTAGTTGCTGCTAACTATACTAAACAAGTTAATAATGTTGTTGCGGGTGACCCAGAATCGGCTGACTTATACGGTACTTCTGTATCACTTGACGCTGTACGTAATACACTAGCCGTTGGTGCACCGGGTGAAACTGATGCTAGAGGTGCAGTATATATCCATACGACAACGACTGACGGGGTAAGTTGGACACAGCAAGCTAAAATCGTAAGTGCAACTGCAGCTGATAGCGATGACTTCGGATCAGTTGTTTCTTTATCTGGTGACATAGTAGCAATATCTGCTCCTGATGATACCGCATATACTGGTGGTACTGCTGCTAATAGTGGTAGTGTAGAAATCTGGGAAAGAGTTCTTACTGCTGCACCTTCAACATTTACTTGGCAACATAGAGCAACTCTTTTAGGTGCCGCGGCTAGCTTAAACTTTGGTACTGATATATCTTTAGACGGAAATACCGTTGCAATAACAGTTCCTGGTTATGATAATGGCGCTGACAAATCGAACGGTGCAATATTAGTTTATAAAGGTTTAGGTACAGACTGGACATTATCTCAAACAATTATTACACCACAGCAATTAAGTCAAACTGGTGTTAATGGATGGGGTACTAAGGTAGTATTAAGAGGTGATTATCTGGTTGCTTCATGGACAGCATATGATAATAATAAAGGTTCTGTTAGTGTCTTCCATAAAAATGATTCAACTGGTTTATATAATAGTGTACCAGAATTTGTTTTAAGTCCTTCAGAATTATCAAACGATGATTTATTTGGTGCTGCTATTGATATCGATATAAGTGGTACAACTCTGCCAACTATAGTTGTTACTGCAACAGGATCACGAACTGTATATATTTATGACAGAGAAACAATTAATAATGTGGTTCAATGGGTCAACATAACATCATTTAAACCTACAACTGGTCAAACTGATGATTTATTTGGTACAACTGCAAAGATCTATAATCATAATGTTTTAATAGGTGCACCAAATTCCAATGGTGAAGGCGTTACCACTATCGCTAATTCTGGATTAGTATATCATTTCGAAAATGGCGATCAATGGGTTGAAAAAGGAGTATACAAAGAAACTCCAGTTGCTGGTAATAAATTCGGTTCGGTTATTGATATATCACGTAATAGCAAATACTATTTACTTGTTGGTACTCCATCTTCGACTAATGGTCATGTAGTTAATTTTATTAGATCATCACAGGCTGGTAAATACTTAAATAACGAAGGGTTTGTATCTGATAAACAAAAGCTTCAAGATTCAGAATTTTATCAAAAGTTTTCTTATATAATTAAAGCTGGTCGTAATATATCACAGTGGGAAAATCTATATAATAAATTAGTGCATCCAGCTGGATTTAAATACTTTGGTGAGATCTTAATTGTTATTAAAGCAGTAAGAGATAGCTTAGGTGATGGTGCTACTGAAACTGATGGTCCTAATACAACTGTTCTTGAAAAATCAGTAGATGTATTTGGTAATGAAATAACAATTGAACGACCAGTTAATGTCTATCCAGCATTGTTTGCTCTAAGAAAAACAATGTCATCGATGCCTGGAATTCAGCCTGGTCTTACTCGTGATGATATCGGAATACTTATCAAAATGTTCGCATCGGTATTCGGTCCTATTGGTATAGCTAGACCGAATAGAAGTGCTAGACTAAGTATTACATATCTATCGCCAGGTGGTGGAATAAGATCATCTGGTGTATCGATAGTGCAATCTGGTGCCGGATATAACATAGCACCTACAGTAAGTTCGAGTGGAGGAAGTAATGCAGTTATAGAAACTGAGATCGACGAATTTGGTGAGGTTATTAATGTAGTCGTAAAAGGCGGTCATCCAGTTGGTGTCCAACCAGCAGACAAGCCGGCGGCATTTTCATTCGACGGAACAACAGATAGTAACCGTGACGCAGATACAACTAAAACTGGTATCAGTACAACAACAGGTGGAAGTGGTAGTAATGGAGTCGTTAGTATTGTCATTGCGGCTGATAAAACAATCACAAGTGTAACTGGTACAACGGCAGGTACAGGTTATAAAGTAGGTGATGTAATTACAGTAGATGGTAATGCATTAGGTAGCGGTGCTAATAATTTATTATTAACTGTAAATGAAGTATTTAGTGGTACAGGCTATAGTGCAAACTCTGCTCTTACTGTCCAACCTTTAAGCGCTGTTGCAAATAGTGGTGTTGAAACTGCAATCGGTAAAGTTACTGATCTAACTCCTATCACATTAGCAAGTAATCCATTAACAGCAAATATATTCTATAAGATTACAGATCTTGGTGATGCTACTAATGATAACTTTAATACAATATCTACATCTGCTTATGACAGAACATTCTGGAAAGTAGGTGATATATTCCAAGCAGCAACTACTGGAAGTTCTCTAACAACAACAGCAAAGTTAGTGTTAGCTCCTATAGGTTTAGACTTTACACCTTTTGCAAATAAGAGATTCTTATTGCCACCAGAGATAATTATCGCAGAGCCTGATGCTATTGATAGTTTAGGTAAGCCTCTTACAAGCAATATTACGGCACAAGCTAATTTTACATTATCTAATCAAATATCAGTAAATGATACATCCATGTTAGTTGTAGGTGCTAGGTATGTTATATCAGATAAAGGTAATGCTACTGATGCTGATTTTAATATCTTGGCGTTTAAACAGAAAACATTAAATCCAATAGAATCGGTTGATACAATTGCCATGACTCATGCATCAACTGGTGCACACGCTGGAACGTATATTGTAAAAGATGGTGATGGATTTGCAACTGGGGCAGATGGTTCTGGTGCAGAATTTGAAATCACTATTAATAGTATAAGCAATGTTAAGGTTAAAGTAATTAAAGGTGGTACAGGCTATGCTATCAATAGTTCGTTTACTATATTAGGTTCTAAGTTCACAGCTGGTTTTAATACTACAAATGATCTTACCTTTGATGTTGCTGCATTGGGTAACTGGTCTGTTGGTGATGATTTCTATGCTAAGGAGTTTGGTACTGGATTGTCCGGTGCTACTACAGCTTATGTTGCACCCTATAACAGTGGCGGTACCATTACAGGATTTAAACTAACAAATGTTGGTTTAGGATATATAAATAATCCAATCGTAAATATACGTAGTAATGCCATACACGAGAAACGAGTACCTGATGTCATACCAATTCGAATAGTATCAAACGGTAATGATGTTATAGAAAAAGACGCTATCACTGGCTTAGTTACTAAAACATCTATAGATAGATCTAATGATTACTTTGGTCGAAAAGATTACGATGTTAAAGCAGTATTAGGTACAAAGAAATTTAATGGTGAATATTATATTAGCCAATTTGCTTCACTTACTATAGAAAATGTCGGTACAAGTAGTATAAATAAAAATAACGTTAACACAACAATTCAAACAGTAAAAGATAGAAATTCATAGGATAAAATTATGGCCGCAATCATATCAAATAACTTTAGAGCTTTAAACGCTAAAGGTTTCATCGAAGATGTAAGATCGGAATTAAGTAATGTCTACATTGGTGTAGGTAAAGCTACAGCATGGCAGGATGCTGCTCCGTCATTATCAGACTTCACAGATTCAGCAGCTGCTACTCCAGCAGATACAATAGACGATTTAAACCAAGCTCGAGCTAATATGGTTGGTATTAAACTATTGAGAGATAATGATGTATCTCATGTTGCACCAAGACATGATTGGGCTGCTGGTGAAATCTATGATCCATGGGATTCGAATGATACCAATATCTATGAGAAGCCATTTTATGTGTTGACAAATGATTTTAAAGTTTATAAGTGTATAGATCGTGAAACACTTGTAAGTGTCACATCTGATGTTCCTACAAAGGTACAAGCTGCGCCGTTTACTACAGCTGATGGTTACACTTGGAAGTATATGTACACCATCATTGCTGCGGATTCAGAAAAGTTTTTAACACGATCTTATATGCCTGTTAAAACTCTAACAGTCAGTACTTCATCTTTAGCAGGTACTGTTACAACGGCATATGCTGCTGACGCAGATCGTGTAGTTGAAATGCTTCATGAAAATCCAAACATTATGGTTGGTCAAACAGTATCGACTTCGACATTAAACGTGGGTACATTTGCACCTACCACCGTGGTAAAAGCTGTATCTGGTAGGTTTGTAACTATGTCTTCTAACACTGCTGATTATACTACTGATGCCGGCACAACATTTACATTCGGCGATTTTGAAGATACCAATCCGCTATATGATCAACAACAAGCACAAAAAGATAGTATTGCTATCAAAGGTGGTATTGATCGTATCGAAGTTACGAATGTAGGTACGGGTATTAGTAACACAGCTGCACAAATTGCAGCACAAATCCATATCGTTGGTGATGGACTAAATGCTGCTGTTGTAGAAGCTGGTGTTACTAAGAGTGCTAATACAGTTACTCGTATTGTTCCTACTACTCCAGGTACTGGCTATAGCGTTGCTGATGTTTCAATTATTAATGATTCATTATCAGGTAGCGGATTAGCTGCTCGAGCAATTATTGGGCCACCTTCGGGCCATGGTGCAGATCCTGTTGCTGAACTCGGTGGTTTCTACATTGGATTGAATAGTCAAATCAGTGGTATTGATGATGTTGATATTGCAAACAACCAAGACTTTAGACAAATTACTGTATTAAAAAATCCTACAGTTCTTGGCGCGGTACAAACTGAAGCCGTGGCAGCTGCAACTTCAAGTAATAGAGGAACATTTAGAACAACTAAGTTTGTTACTTATAATAGCAGTTCTGACAGTGCGGTGGCTACGATGGCAACATTTGTCGCAAACGGTAATGATGTATTAATAAAAGGCGCTACAGCAATTAATGGTGTATTACCTCAAGCATATGTTGTTAATGTTGATACGACTGTTGGCGTACGAAGAATATACTATGTACAAGATAGTCTTACAGGATATCAAGCTTTTGATGCAACTGGCGATGTAACATATGCTCATTCGGGTGCACCTACTGGTGCTCAAACCGGTATTACGTTAACTGCATCTAATGGAACTACAACATTCGATAAAACATCAGGCGAAATATTATTCCTTGAAAATAGAGACCCTATTCAAAGAAGTAGTACACAAATAGAAGACATCAAATTAATCATTGAATTTTAAAAGAGAAAATAAAACATGTCGATTACCAATGTAAAAAATATATTTTCAACGTACACATTTGACGATTCTACAGAAGCAAAGAATTATCACAGAGTATTATTTAAACCTGGGGTATCTGTCCAGGCTCGTGAGTTGACTGAAATGCAATCTAATTTGCAACGTCAGATTGATTATCATGGGCAGTATTCTTTCGCTGATGGATCTAGAGTAGTAGGTGGTGAAGTTGCGCTTAATACTGACTATGATTATATCAAAGTCGAAAGCAGCTTCACTAATGCGTCAGGAGCAGCTGTTCCTGCTAGTGCGTTTATATCTAGTCTTGTAAATGCCGTGAATGGCACATTAACTAATGCGAATGGCGTTGTTGCTCAAGTCATACAAGTCATCAGTGAAGCTGGTGTTGACTTAGCGGCTGGCTCAAATAAAAGCGGAATATTGGAATCAGGTAATACTTCAGATGCTCTTACTATATACATTAAGTATGTTACTGGTAGTGGTACAGCGAATAGTAATACATTCGTTGCAGGCGAGCTTTTAACTTCGAGTACTAATGCTGCTGATATATTAATGGTCGGTGGTGGTTCTGATACGAATTTAAGTGATGGTGGAACTGTTACTGCTTCATCTGGTGCGGTTGCTACAAATCCTATAGGTAAAGGATCACAAGTCACGATCAATGAAGGTGTATATTTTATCTCTGGTAATTTTGTATATGTTGCTGCTGATAGTATCATTTTACAAAAGTATGATAATACTCCATCTAATATAATCGGATTGCAAGTTACTGAAAGTATTGCTACTGCCGCGACTGATACAAATTTGGTTGACAATGCTACTGGGTTTCCGAATGCTTCGGCTCCTGGTGCTGATCGATATAAAATTGCAACACAACTTATTAAAGCAGATCCTGCTAGTCCAACTGGTGTGTATAAAAATTATATTATTCTCTTGACTATTACTAATGGTGTGAAGCAAATTGAAGTTGCTCCTGCTGCTGAAGTTAATACTGAGCTTACAAAAAGATTAGCTCGACGAACAAGTGAAGAATCTGGTAACTATGCATTAAAACCATTTACATTAGACATTAAAGAATATCTTGATGATGGAACTAATGGTGGTTTTAAAACAGCTGCAGTAATCGCAGCTGAAGAAAGTCTAAGTACTGCTAATGATAATGCATTAGCTAAAGCCTTTGGCGAAAAGAAATATGTTGTTGGTGTAGAACCTAATGTTGCTTATGTTCAAGGATATAGAACTGAGAATATTTCAACTAATTTTATTACAGTTGATAAGCCAAGAGAAGTATCAACTGCTCCAAAGGATTATGTAGAAAAAAATCAAAGTACTAGTCGATTAGATATAGGTAACTATGTAAAAATCGATGTAAGTAGTGCTAGCACTTCAGTAGGATTTCCTGATATTGAAAACTTTAGCGAATTAGCTCTTATCGATACAGCAGGTGGTGCCACTAATCCAATCGCTTTAGTTGATACAGTTGCACTAGGTAGTGCTGCTGGTACTTTTCAAGGTACGTACTACGTAACAGATGGTGATGCACATACTACCGGTGCTAATGGTACTGGTGCTAGATTTAAAATCGTTATTGATAGCGCTGGTAAAGTTGTAGTTGAAGTGATCGATGGTGGTAATGGATATAACGTCAATAGTCTATTTACAGTACTGGGTACTAAATTTGGTGGTACAACGGCGGCGAATGATCTCACATTCCGAGTAGCTCAACTAGGTGTTGGTCGTGCAAGAGCCAGAGCTGTAGTATATGAAAGTGCAACTGTTATGAAATTATATCTCTTTGATATAGTCATGACAAGTGGTACATTCGCTAGAGTCGATAAAGTAGAACAATTAAAAGAAATAACTGGTGGTGCCAATAATGATTTCTTTGGTCATTTTGTAAGCTCTGCTGATGGTAAAAGGTTTGATGCGACTAATAATAGTTTAATATTTAAACTGCCGGGTGGTACAATTAAAACGGCAGAAGCTGATGATAAACCAGTATACACTCGACAAGTGCGTTTATATGCTGATGACGCAGGAGGTAGTAATAAAGTTTTCACTGATGCTATAGCCGCTGACGAAACATTATTGCCGGGCGCAGTGCTTGTATCAATAGGATCGAAAAGCGGTGCAACTCCTGTTCGAACTACTACTACTTCAGTAACAGCATCAGTAAGAGATGTTACTGTTACAGGTACTACTAATGGTAAAAGCGTATGTGCAATCATTACTGTACAAAAAACCGGTAATGTTGATAATAAGAAAACTAAAACATTCGTATCAGTTGCAGATACTCTTTATAAGTTTGATGGTAGTAATCCTATTCTATTAAATGCATATGACATTTACAGTATTGTTTCAGTAAAACAAGGTGCGACGGATGGAGCAGATATTACTGATCAATTTAAATTAGATAATGGTCAACGTGCAAATTTCTATGATGAAGGCCAATTGATTCCAATCGGTAATGCCGCGGCGGGCAATGTATACATTACGTTTAATCACTATACACACAGTGCTGGTGAGTACATTACTATAAATTCTTACCCTGCTACAACCACTACTCATGATCGAAATCGAATCCCATTAGCAGTTACTCCAGAAGGTAATTTTGATCTAAAAGATTGTATAGACTTTAGGCCTGTTAAAGGCACATTAGATGTACATTCGAATCTTTATACATCTAATGCAACAAGTACATTTAAAACTTCGTCTACTACTAAATCCGTTGGTTCTCCAGCTCTTACTCCTAGTTCAATACTAACTGTCGACAGTGAAGTATGGCTGCCTAGGATTGACAAATTGATATTAGGTCGTGATGGTGCATATAAAGTTATTAAAGGTCTTTCATCAGAAACTCCTATTGCTCCTGAAGATCCAAGTGACGCAATGGTTATAGGTTCGTTACGAGTTGCACCTTTCACTTATAATGCTAAAGCGCATGTTAAACAAGATTTAAAAGATCATAAACGATATACTATGAAACATATCGGTGAACTTAATAGAAGAATTAAGAATCTTGAATACTATACATCATTAAGTTTACTAGAAGCTGCAACACTTGCTATTTCTGTACCTGATGGTGGTAGTGATATGGAAAGATTTAAGAACGGTATATTCGTAGAGCCATTCATTGGTCATGGTAACGGAAACGTTGAACACCCTGATTATCATTGCGCTATCGATAAAGCCCTAGGTACACTTCGTCCCAAGTTTGATCAGAAAAATATAAGACTAGAAAGAAAGGCCAGTGAAACTGGAATAGTTAGAAACGGATCACTCTATACTCTACCATTTACTCAACGAACATTTATCGATCAACCAGCTGCAACGTTAACTGAATTCGTAAACCCATACAATGTATTTACTTGGAATGGCGTAGTAAAATTATCTCCTGATAGTGATGAGTGGAAAGATACCGAACATAGACCTGATGTTCTTATAAATGAAACTGGTCAGTATGATCAGCTTGTCGGAATGTTAGAAGAATCTGGTGTATTAGGTACTGTTTGGAATGAATGGGAAACTAATTGGACTGGAATCAATAGTGATGTTCAAACGTTTGGTCACCATGGTCGAGATGCGAATAATGGTAACCCTAATGATGTGTTATTAGAACGAGTTTCTGGTTTTAACGAGTGGGGCGGATACGAATATTTGTCTGGGTCAATTGTTACGACTACAGAATCCGCAGGTCAATCTAGATCTGGGTTAACTACTTCTATTACTACAGATACTGAAACATCTGAGTTAGGATCAAAGATTGTTGAAACTAATTATGTACCGTTTATCCGATCAAGAGAAATATATTTTAAAGCTGAAATGCTTAAGCCTGATACTAAAATGTATGCATTTTTTAATGATGTTGATATTACTGGATATTGCGCTGAAAAAAGTTATGTTGAATATGGTGGTGATACAAACGTAGTTGGTTACGCTGATGCAACAGCTCATCCAAGTGCAACAGCATTAGTATCAGACGCGTCTGGAATTATTGAAGGGTCATTTATTATTCCTAATAATAGCTCTCTTCGTTTTAAAACCGGCACAAGGGAATTTAGGTTAAGTGATTCTCCTGTGAACGATAAAGCAAATGAAGGAACATACGCTGAAGCTCAATATTATGCAGCAGGAATGTTAGAAGTAAAACAGAATACAATCATATCAACTAAGGTTCCTAAGATTGTAACAAGTGAAGTTAATGCTGATAGAGTAATAAGCGAAACAAATGTAGATGATAATAGAACTACAGAATGGTATGATCCATTAGCACAGACTATCTTGATTGAACAAGATGGCGGTATCTTTGCTACATCATTAGATATATTTGTCGCGGCGTCTGAAGCTGGTACTGCTGCAGGTGGAGCAGGTATACCTTTAAATGTTTCTATACGTGAAACTGAGAATGGTTATCCTACTCAAAGAATCGTACCTGGATCTGAAACAATCTTATATCCGTCTTCATCATCTTCTGGTAGTACAAAGAATCTTATATATACCAACATGATCACGTCTAATGGCTCTGTAGCTTGTCCAGTTACATTCGAACATCCTGTTTATCTATCGCAAGATACCGAATATGCAATCGTGCTAATATCTAACTCTGATACATATAAAGTATGTGTTGCAGAAACTGGCGCCTTTGACTTACAAACTAATGCACGAGTTGCTAAACAGCCATATAACGGTGTATTCTTTAAATCACAAAATGGTTCAACATGGACTGCAGAGCAAGGTAAAGATCTTAAGTTTAAAGTAAAACGTGCAGAGTTTAGTGGTAGTGGTACGGTAGTTACTTTTGTGAATGATCAACTACCTGTTAAAAAATTAAAAGCTGATCCATTCTTTATATGTACTGCAACAGTAGATGACAGCGCAGTACTTCGGGTGGCACATCCTAATCATGGTATGTTTAACGGAAGTAGTGTAACGATCGCAGGAGCTGGTGCAATTAATTCAATTACTGCTGCGTTACTCAATGCTACTCATGTTATCAGTGATGTTGAAATTGATTCATACGTAATTACAATTGCAGATACTGCTATTGAGGCAATGACTGTCAGTTTAATTGGGGGTGGTGCAAATGTTACTGCTACTGAAAATATGTCAATTGATGCATTAGTTCCATATAATGAAACTTTACAATTGCCTGAAACATTGATTACTTATGAAACTAATTGTTTCACTGGGAAATCACAGGATGGATCACAATCTGAGTTCGTTGGATTGCAAGATCTACCATTATCAATAAACAATAATAACTTTTTCGCGAATCCTATTGCTATAGCATCAGCCGCTGAGATTACAGCTGGAACTGGCCAGTTAGAAAATGCTGCATCGGCCGATTTTATAGGTGAGGCCGGTAAGTCTATTGCTATTAAGTGTAAATTTACAACTGAGAATACATTCCTATCTCCGGTAATTGATGCAAATAGAGCATCACTATTTTGTATATCAAACAGAACTAATGATGCAGATAGTGACTCTGGAGTTACGGGATATAATAAAGCTACTCATGGTAGAAACTATGTAGCTGAAACAACTGCTACAGGTGGTTCAAATTTGAATGTCTTTATTACGAAAGAGATTACACTCGCTAATGAAGCTACTCAACTTGATGCTTACGCTGAAGTACATCGTCCAGCTGGATCATCTATTGATCTATACTTTAAGGTTAAAGCAGCCGGTGATGATAGTAACTTTAATGATCTTCCATGGTATCTATTTAATCCGAAAGAAGCTATAGCGACTAAAGATTCTGGTGTGACACATGTTGAATATTCTCAATTAATAGAAAATGTTGTAACTGGCGTGGCTGCATCGGTACCTAGTGCTGGCGTTCAATCTGTACCAGTTACTCCTACTCGACCTGCTACTGGAAAAACCAAGCATGATTTTTATGAAGAATATGGTGTTTATACTGCATTAGATCTTTATGCCGAATTATATTTTGCGAATAATAAAGATGATTCTGTTACTGCGGTAGCAAACGCATTTAAAGATATGCAGCAAAAACAAGCTAAGGCAGATGCCGCTATGGCTGCAGCTTCAGGTAAAGTTTCAATGACTTTTACTGATCCGGCTGGAAACGAACCTACGGCATCTCAAGCTGATGGCACAACTGGGGGTTCTGCAGTAACGACGGCATCTCCTCCAGCAGATAAATTTGGTTCATTCGCGTTTAAGATTGTTCTAAGAACAAATAACAGTTGCAAAGTGCCAATGGTTAAAAACTTCAGATCTATCGCTACAACGTAATGATATATACTATATGAATATAAAAATAAAAGATGATATATCATTAGAGCGAGATTCTTTGACCGGTGCTGTTATAAATACTAATAACAGTTTGTATCAGAAACGGTTGAGACAAATTAAAAACATTCAGATTGAAGAAGAAGAAAAGCAAGATCTTAAACAAGAGCTTAATACACTTAAATCTGACGTAAACGAAATCAAAGATTTATTAAAATCACTATTAGCGAGTAATGAATAATGGCAAAAGAAACTTTAGTAAATAAGTCTGATACTTTTGAAGATTGGAGACAAAAGTCGAATGATATCTCTCTAGATCTTGGTGCTGTTGCAAGTAACCAGTCTTATAACGCAAATAGCTTAGATATAGAACCTAGGTTAACCGATCAATATGTTACTAAATCAGACTTAGGTGACGGTGGACTATATATCCGTGATGTTACAACTTTGCCTAATGGTCTTGAGATTGATTACTCAGCAGATCGTAAAGTTGATAATACTGATGGTTATATTATTCTTAAAGAGGGTGTTACGAATACTGGTGACTTCATTGCCGGCGATCAAATTACTCAGTATGCTGATAATGCTACTGGCAGCGCTGCAATATTTACTGCAGTCATAGTATCTATTAGCGCTAAGAAAATCTTAGTTGAAAATGTCACTAGTACATCAGGCTTTAATGCAGGATTGAATCTATATAAGACTGCTGATCTAACTAAATTGATTTCACACACAAGATTAAAAGATCTTATTGTAGAGTCTTATAGCTACGGTAATGTCCGATTATATAGAACTCGTAATTATAGTTTTGATGCAACCGCGGTAAATGCTAATAGAGTACAATTAAGTGTTGCTGCATACGCTGCAGTATCTGAAGGCGACATTATTAATTATACTGCTCCTGCAGATGCCAATGATGGGATATTCGGATCAGCTAATGCTACAACTGTTTTTTATGTTAAAAAGACTGGTGTATCTGGAACAAGATTTATAAAATTAGAAACATCACCAGGTGGAGGATCTGAAACTTTATCGATTGGTACAGGTACTCAAACTTTAGTATCAAATGCATTAAGTATATCTCAAGACATGACAAGAGATGGTTTTCATATTGCACCACATAATCATTTTGTAACTACTACAGGCACTCCTACTATACCTGTTACGTTTATCGAAGGCGAAGTATTATATCAAGGTACCATAGGATCTGAAACGTTTAAAGGTACATTATTAACTGCTGATATCAGTGGTGTACTTATATTTAAAAATGTCCTATCAGGTGCATTTAATGCAGGACAAGATCTTCTTTCTACAACTGTTGTAAATGGTGCAGGTGGAAATATAAGTGGAGCAGATATTACAATTGCTGCAAATAAATTGAGTTCATTTACTTCAGTTAACCCAGAATATGCTCAAATGATTGAATTTAGCTCACCTGGTGTTGCAGGTGATGAATATAAAGTGTTTTTTGGTAGTGCTGTTGATGCAATCTTAGAATTACAAGATGATATTGGTGAAATTACTCTATTAGATACAAATGATAAAACGGATGTTGTTACATCAATCAATGAATTAGAAACTGCAATCAGAGGTGGTAATACTGCATTGGTAGTAGACGATTTAGGATCTACTAGTAGTCCTTCTGCACATCCATCAATGACTGCAAATAATTTAATTGATGCTGTACTTGAACATGAAGTTGATTTATATGGTACTTCTGGAAGTTTAGCTTCATTAGATACAAATGATAAAACAACATTTGTTGCGGCAATCAATGAATTAGAAACTGCAATTCGTGGTGCAGATACAGATTTAGTTGGTAGTGATTTAGGTGTTACAGTAGCACCATATACAAATAGTGGAACTAATTTAAAACTTCTTCTTGAAGAACTTGTAAGAGATATTGGTGGTGCTGAAGCCACACCACAAACAAACGTTGGTATATTAACTACTCCCACAAAGACATTAGCAACTCATAGTTCACAAATTAATAGTACTGCAACTGTTCTTACAATGGCTTCAAGTCCAATTACTGCTGGTATCAAAGTTGGTATGTTTGCAAGTGGACATGGTAGTATCGATACTACAACTGGAGGCGGTGCATTTGTAACAGCAGTAAGTTCAACTCAAGTCACATTATCAAGACCTATTACTGGTAATATTGCTGCAAGTCAAGACATTGATTTTAAGGTCGAAGATCTTACTACTAAAATAAAGGCAATTGATACTCTTATTAGTAATACAACACTTACTACAAATAGCAATATTACTTTAGTTTCACCTCCGACTTTAACTGATACTCTTGCAAAAATTATTGCATTAGTTGGTACAGATACAGATTGGAAAAACATTGGTGTTACTACTCAAACGGTTGGTGCTGCTCAAGGTTCAGCTGGTACTGGTATTACTTTAAGTACAGCAAATCCTGCAATTAAAGTAGGACAGGTTGTTACTGGTACAGATATTGATACGACTCCAGCAACAGTAGTTGCTGCTATTAGTGGCACGGCATTAACATTAAGTCAGGCCTCGACTAGCGCAGTTGGTCTTAACACGGTTCTTACGTTTACTGAAGCTGATACTTTAGCAAATGCTCTTGATTTTATTCATAGAGAAATCGGTGATGTATCGGCTCTTAGTAATGATAATTTAGGTACTGTTGCTGATACACCTGGCGATCTTTCTACTGCAATTAATAACATTAAAGCATTCGTTGGTGTTGCAGATATTAGTGATATTGATAACGGATCCGATAATACAATCACATCAGCTCTTGATCAAATATATACAGACATTGGTGAAGTTGGTGCATCAGGTGTAGAATTAACTAATACTGCTTTACCATCAGCTGCAACTGATTTAACACTTGCTGTAAAAGATATTGTATCACGAATGACAGATGCTGTTGAATTCGATACACAAGCATTTCATGCATCACACGAAAATGGCTTAGCTGGTAAAGATGGTTATAGCCAAACAAATTTCCTTGCTGCAATTAGAGAGATTCAAACATATCTTGGTGATGTACGAGAATTAAGTAATTCTGGTGATACATATCAAGTAAATGCTAGTACATCTGATGCTGGAGGTACACCAGCATCAACAACTCTTACTTTAGGAAGCAATGCAAACGCAGCTGTAGATGTGGGTTATCAGGTTAGCGGTACTGGAATTCAAGCTGATACTACTATTATTAAAAAGGTAAGTGCGACGCAATTTATATTAAGTAAAACACATACAGTAGCAGATTCAGGCGTACAAATTACGTTTACAGAACCTACAGGATATGGTTTTGCTGACGATGTAATTACAACTTCATTGATTGCTCTTCGTACAGCTTTAGTAGGTGGTACTGCAGACTTAGACGATAAGATTGCAACTCTTGTTGATTCAGATGGTGCCGGCACAGACTTTGCTGCTGGTAATATTGTAGATGCAATTCGTGAACTTCAAGATGATCTTGGACAACGAAGCTTAATTAGTTCTTCTATTAATGGTGCTAACGCAGGAACATTTAATAGTGATACGTATACAAATGCAATTAATAGCATATTAACTGTTATTGGTTCAGAAAATATTAGTGGCATTCATGGAACTACTCATACACTAAGTCATACTATCAAGAAATTACATGATGAGCTTGGTGATGTAACAGCTAATGCAATGGGTACAACTGCATCTACTGTTGTGACAGCAATTAGAGAATTGCATAATGAGATTGGTTCATCTAATATCAGCACGGTTGCAACTACTGATAACACCATCACTACAGCAATTAATCAATTACATCATGAGATTGGTGATGTTTCTGGTTCTAATACTAGATTGGGTATTAGTACAGATCGAGCAGTACTAACTGCTGGTGATTCCGATGCAGATCAAAGAACTCTTAATTTAGTAGATGTGATTAAGTTAGTTCCTGGTATGAGAGTATATGGAACTGGTATTGAAACTGGAGCAACTATAGTTACTATTGGTGCGGGTGGTAATTCTGTTGTATTAAGTGCAGATATAACTACGAATATATCAGGAGACTCACAACAAACAATCGTATTTAAAGCTGAAACTCTTCAAGTAAAAGCTTTAGCTTTAGATACTAATACAGGTGACGTTGGTACAATAGGCGCGCTTGGTGGTTATGTTGCAACTACTTTAGTAGGTGGTCTTACAGAAATTCAAGGTAAGATTGGTAATGTTAGTGCTATCAATATGGGTACAACAGCATCAACTGTTGTAACAGCAATTAATGAAATAGCTGGCGAAATTGGTGATGTGACTGCTAACGCAATGGGTACAACTGCTACAAACATTGCTGCAGCTATTAAAGAAATACATGATGGTCATTTAGAATTAGTTGATTCAGCTGATCAAACTATTAATAGTAATCTTATTATGACTACTGGAAATACTTTCACGTTTCCTGCAGGATCTACTCTTGATGTATCGTCCGCTACATTTACTGTAGCTGCGGCTGATGCAGATTTTAAAATTGCGAACAAAGCGGTCGTATTAGAAGGCACATCATCTCAGATGGGTCTTATTATTGAGAGAGAAAATCTATCAGCTCCATCAGGAATTCGTATCGAAGATGATGTCGACGGCGTACAAAGTGATGATGATACTAATCCATCGATTATATGGGATGAATCTCGTATATTTACGGGTGGTAATGATATAACTAATAAACGTGGTTGGGTTGTAACTGGTCTTACAGCTCTCGGAGCTGAGTATACCCAACCAATTGTTGATTTTGAAAATGCTCAATATTTATTCGCAAATAATACTGAAACTGATATTACTGTAGGCTGGGACGGTACAAACAAAAACTTCGATGTATCATTAAATAATTTAAGTCCATCTCCAGCAAATACTTATGGCTCTGCAGCATTGGTTCCTGTAATTACTGTTGATGCTAAAGGTCGAATAACAAGTGTATCAACTGCAAACGTATCTAATTCGCTTGGTACATTTAAGCTACAGGTTGGTGATGGTGCCACTAGCGAACAAACTGTATCTCTTAATAATGCAACTAGATTTGTTGGTACATCTAATGAAATCACAACTGCGATTTCAACTGCTGATGATGGTGCAACAAAAATAATTACAATTGGATTACCTGATGATGTAACAATTGGTGATGATTTAACGGTTACTGGTGAGCTTGCAGTAAGTGGTACTGGAGCGAGTACTTTTGCTGGTGATGTAACAGTAACAGGTAATGTAACTGCAGATTCTTTCGTACAAACCGGTGGTGGTGCATCTTTATCGTTTTCAACCGGATCAACATCAATATCATCTAAAAGTATTATATTAAATTCATTAGTCGATAATGCTGTATCTGATATAGCACTTAATAATGACCAAAATCAAGCATATGTTCCAGCTGGTGCCTTTGTTATTAACCGTGGATTTAAATCTACTCAAATTTTACCTCGTGATAGTACATTAACGAAAGGCAAACGATATAGAATTAAAGTAATTGTAGCTGCTGATCAGCCTGAAATGAAAGCGATCGCAGGTCTTGAACCGACTGCTACTGATTTTGTAGCAGAAGATATATTTACTGCTGCATCAAATGGTAATAATGGTATTGCTACTGATTCAACTACACGAGTTGTAGAGCAAGAAACTGAAGCTAAGATTGCTTGGAATGAAACTACTGATGAGTTTGAATTATATAAAGGTTCTGATACATCTGCTGGTACTATCGTAACCCAAGGTGATACACTAGACGGAAATACTCAATATACTATAGCCGAAGAAGATAACGATACTGCATGTAGAATATTACTTGCAGATTCTAGCGGAACAAGTAAGTTACTTTCTGATAATGCATTAAAATATAATTCAGCGACCAATACACTAACTGTTGACCAAGGTAGTATAACTGCTGCAACCGGTACGTCGGCATTCGGTGCACTTACTACTACGGGCCAAGCAACACTTGAATCATTAGAAGTAACTAACGATACAACACTTGATGGCGATGTAGTAGTTGGTAAAGATACAGCTGATAACAGTGGTGCTCATAATGTACTTATACGAGGTGCTAGTGCGTATTTAAGGTTACAAGAAATTAGAACAAATGCTGAAGTTGTTTCTAATGGTTCTGTAACTAATCCAGAATGGATGTTTATAGCAGATGGTGGTTCTTATAATATAAGATTAAATAATGGGCCTCACGTAGGCGCTTCTCCATATCCATTTGCAATTAATACAAATGCAAATAGAGATGCTGTAAGCGATATCTTTATGACTGCACTTAGTGGTATTAATCTTAGAACTAATGATACTGGTCTTGTAGCTTCAACATTAAGCCATCTTGCTGGACAAAAAAATACCATATCTACTTTTATAGGTAGAACACAATATACTGGTGGTAATAACTCTAAATTAAAAATTCAAGATGTGCGAATTCTGGGTGAAGCAAATGCAGCTGCTGCAACGAACGGTACTGCATCAAAACGTATCCAGCATACTACAGCAGGTGGTACAACGGATAATGGTACCTTCATTGATTTCCAAGCTACTAGTTCAACATATAGTGAATTACGCCTTGGTGGTTATAGAAGTACTGCTGTTAAAACGTTCGTATCAG